GACTTCAAGGTTAAAAATGGACTTATCGTCACTGGTGGCGGAAGTTTCGGAGGTACAGTAGATGTAGCAACTCCTACATTAGGTACCCACGCTGCTACTAAGGCATATGTTGACTCAGTAGTAGGCGGTATGGAAGTTGGGGCTACCGCTCCCTCTACACCAGAAAATGGTGATTTATGGTTTGACACATTGACTTCAAGAGTTAATGTTTATTATTCTGGATCATGGATTACAATGGCATCTATTGATGACACATTAAATCTACCCCAGCATATTCACGATACCGCTATCGATGGAACTGGTTTCATAGTATCCCAGTTTATTACTGGCGGTAGTTTTAATGACCCACAAGGCTCTCCAGTAGATGGCGGATCCTTTAACACCAACTCATGGACCTTGGTTTATGATGGTGGTAGCGCAGTAGATAACTTCAATTAAAACTGATGTTATAATAAGCACAGAAATAAAACGGTAGAAATACCACAAGGAGAGATAAATGGCAACAAGAATGCAACAGCGCAGAGGAACCGCAGCACAGTGGACTGGCGCAAACCCAATTTTAGCAGCAGGTGAAATCGGTTTTGAAACCGATACAGGTAAATTTAAGATAGGTAATGGATCATCCACGTGGTCAGCCTTAAACTATTATGTAGATGCAAATGCAATTGTCGATGGTGCACCAGGACTACTTGATACTTTAAATGAACTTGCAGCAGCCCTTGGCGATGACCCAGATTTTCTTGCTGATTTAGCACCAAAAGACTCTCCAACATTTATAGGTCAGCCAACAGCACCAACACCAGACTCAAATGACTCTTCTCAAAAAATTGCAACAACTGCATATGTACAAGCAAAGATTGATTATTTGATTAATGGTGCCCCTGGAGCATTAGATACACTAGGTGAATTAGGTGATGCACTTAATAATGATCAAGCATTTTCAGTAACTGTAACCAATTCTATTGCAGGAAAAGTTGCTAAGAGTGGCGACACAATGACTGGCGCATTAACTCTTCCTGGAGATCCAACTTCTGATTTAGAGGCAGCAACAAAGGGATATACAGATACAAAGGTTGCTAAAACTGGAGACACAATGACAGGACCATTATTCCTTTCAGGTGCTCCAACACAAAATTTACATGCAGCAACAAAGGCATATGTAGAATCTTATTCTGATCAATCAGAATCCGATGCAAATACCTATGCAGATAGTAAAATCTCTGAACATAATTCTGATACCACAAACGTACATGGAATTGTAGACACAACTTTGCTTGCTACACAAGCAGATATTACAGCACATAATAATGATACAACAAATGTACATGGAATTGCTGATACTACTGTATTAGTAACAACTTCTGATTTATCTAGTCATACATCAGCAACAACAAACGTACATGGAATTGCAGATACATTAGCATTGGCTACAAAAACTTATGCTGATGATGCAGTATCAGTACACAATACAGATACAACAAATGTACACGGAATTGCTGATACAGCAGATCTTGTTCTTACAGATGATGCTCGTCTATCTGATACAAGAACACCAACAGACAATACAGTTTCAACAGACAAAATTGTTAACTCTGCAGTAACTGCAGTAAAACTTGCTGGTGACTCTGTAACAACTGCAAAAATTGAAGATGGCGCAGTAACTTCTGCTAAAATTGCAGACGGAACAATTGTAAATGATGATATTAATGCTTCAGCAGCAATTGCACAGTCTAAGATTGCAGATCTCACTACAGATCTTGCTGCAAAGGCTCCACTAGAATCACCAACATTTACTGGTACCGTTGCAGGTATCACAAAGTCTATGGTAGGACTTGGAAATGTTGATAACACATCTGATGCTAATAAGCCAGTTTCAACTGCTACACAAACAGCACTTGACCTAAAGGCTGACAAGGCAGCACCAACATTTACTGGAACAGTTACAGCATCAAACGACCTTGTTGTTGATGGAAACCTAACTGTTAACGGTACAACATTCAACGCATCATCAACATCTATCGTAATTGAAGATAACATGGTTCAACTTGCTCACCAGAATGCTGCTAACGCAGTAGACCTTGGTCTTGTTGTAGCATACAACGATGGTGCAGCAAAGCACTCAGGTATCGTAAGAGACGTATCTGATGATAAGTGGAAGTTGTTTAAGGGTGTAACTTCAGAGCCAACAACAACAGTTAACTTTGGTCAGGGATCACTTGACAACCTTGCAGTTGCAGCACTTGAAGCAACAACTGTAACCGCTTCATCTGGTGTAGTGTTCTCAGACGGTACACAGACAAAGGAAGGCGTTCCTTCAAGAACTGCAATTACTCAGGTAACAGCAGCATACAACTTGTCTACAGGTGGTTTAGCACTAAGAGACGGTTTAATTGAAGTTAGCCATACTGGTGGATCAGCAGTTACATTAACAATTCCTGCAGACTCTACAACTAACTACCCAGTTGGAACATCCATCGATGTTTTGAGAACAAATACAGGTGGAGTTACAATTGCTGGTGCAGCAACCGTAACAGTTAATGCTACACCAGGCTTAAACCTAAGAGCACAATGGTCTTCTGCAACTCTATTCAAGAGAGCAGCAAACCTTTGGGTAGTAATGGGCGACCTCTCAGCATAACAAAATTTAATATAAGAAAAAGGAGAATAGCATGGCATCAAGCAAAAAGAGAGGTATCAAATCCTCAGCACAGGATAATTTCTTACAACCAGATCCCGTAACAGGTTTGAGTGGTACTGATGTTGGAACAAACAGATCATTCGGTAATGGTGCTGTTAATTTATCTTGGTCTTTGCCTGCCACTTCTCCTGCAGCAACTTCATATACTATTACAACTTCACCAGCAACAACAACTGTAACTACTGGTAACTCAAACACCTCTTATACATTTACTGGTTTAGCAGCAGGATCTTACACATTTACTGTAGTTGGCACAAATGCTGCAGGTACGGCAAACCCAACAACTAGCGCATCAGTTGATGTAACTACCGTTCCAGGAACTCCAACTGGTGTAAGTGCATCTGCAACATCAGCAAATACTAATACTATATCTTGGACTGCCCCAGCAACAGGTGGTAAAGCCATCACTTCCTATACAATTACTGGTTCTGACGGATCAAGTTATACAGGTATTTCTGCTGGAGCAACATCATATGCTGCTAATGACCCAGGAGTAAACCCAGGATCTCAGACATACACAATTGTTGCTATAAATGCTAATGGTACAGGTGCAGGTGCCACTACTGGCTCTGTTACAACTACCCCGCCATTCTTCCCATTCTTCCCACCATTCTTCCCACCATTCTTCCCATTTTTCCCACCATTCTTCCCACCCTTCTTCCCATTCTTCCCACCATTCTTCCCACCCTTCTTCCCATTCTTCCCATTCTTCCCACCGTTCTTCCCATTCTTCCCATTCTTCCCATTCTTCCCACCGTTCTTCCCATTCTTCCCATTCTTCCCACCGTACTTCGTACCACCATTCTTCCCACCGTTCTTCCCATTCTTCCCATTCTTCCCACCGTACTTCGTACCACCATTCTTCCCACCATTCTTCCCATTCTTCCCATCGTTTACAGGTTCTTCACTAACCTATTGCCCGACACTGGGTCGTAACGTACCGACATCTGGATATCCAGGAAACTGCCCAGGTATGAGATTCGATGAAGACTCTTTACAAAATGGAGGAGAAATTCCAGGATCTCAAGTTTGGTAAAATAAAAATATAAAAGTTATACCACATCAATAATATGGTGTGGTATAATTTTTATATAGTGTTTTTTTGATGCAAGGGAGTAATTATGAATATTTATGATGAAAATTCTAATCCATGGTTTACAAAAGATAGATCAGAAACAGCATCTAATAGAATGAATATAAAAACAATATCAAACAATATCATTGTTGAAAATCCAGGATTAGGCTTAAATGTATATAGAAATGTTTTCTCAAAAGAAGATTCTGAAAGATATATATCTATACTTGAGTCAAACTTAGGTGGTAACGGCAAATATGTTTGGTCAGAGGCTCAGGTAACAAACTCAAATACGCCAATTAAAAGAGCAAGGGATTGTGTTGATTTTAAATATAAGCAAGAAAATTTAGGTCCAAGAGATGAGCATAACGCAGAACTTATTGATCTACATCAAGAGATATATGAAAAGTTAAAATTTTGTGTAGATGATTATGCTAGGTATTGGGGCATTAATGTTATTTATTATGAAGCCTTTAACTTTGTAAAGTATGAGGGCGAGGGCAAACACTTCAATATTCACGCAGATCATGGTCCAGCATATAATGCTACTGTTTCTGCAGTTATATATATTAACGACGACTACGAGGGCGGAGAGATACAATTTCCAAGACTAGATGGCTATACTCTTACCCCAAAGGTTGGAGATATTGCTATCTTTCCATCTAACTACATTTATGAGCATGCATCTTTGCCAATGAAAAGCGGTACAAAGTATTGCGTAGTTATTATGACTGACATTAATGAGTTAGGTCATAAACATGTCGTTTAATCTTGCTATATTTAAATCATACAGGCCGTGGCTTAATAAAGAAAGTGCATCTGTTCCAGTGCCAACACAAGATGTTATACCACAATGGTATAAAGAAGCAGATAGATTTGCAAAAAATCCTTTTACAAATGAATATTATAAGGCACCTAAAGAGGTTTGTCCTTTTCCAAAAGAAGGCACTGTAGACGACTACGGAAAGATTCCTACATGGAAAGCATGTCCAGCAATAATGGATGCTTTTATGACTGGGTATGTTTTCAAAACTCCTTGTGACATAACATTTTTTAAAGATAGTCGTGGCGTAATTAGTGTTAAGGTTAGTGACCCAAGATGTAATGATTTTGTAAGTTATAGACCACCCATGCCACAGTTTGAACACCCTAAAGGATTTTATAAAGATCATTTTGCATGGATGCCAGATTGGGGATTAGAATTACCAGAAGGATATAGTGCTTTATTTATGACCCCAATGAATAGGTTTGATTTACCATTTATAAATACAACTGGAGTTGTTGATTCAGATAAGGTCGGTATTTTAGGAAGTTTTCCATTTTTCATAGCAGAAGGTTGGGAAGGAACAATACCTGCAGGCACTCCATTTTTACAGGTATTGCCATTTAAAAGGGAAAACTGGGAGCATAATATTGAAATTTTAGATCAGTCAAAGATATATGCTAAAATGGTAGATAACGCAAACTTTTATCGTCAACCAGATGGCGGGGTATATAAAAGTAAAATATGGACAAGAAGAGAGTATAAATAGGAGCAACACATGAAAACATGGACAAGTAAAGAAAATCTTGGTAGCGGTATAACTTGCTATAGAGGTGTTATAAATAAAGATATAGACACCATTAATAGATTAGAAAATATATTAGGAGAAGTTGCTCCATATGGCGAACTTTCTCCAGACGGGAAAAGATATCATTGGAACCCAGCATATGTTGGATATCAGCAACTTATGCCAGAGTATAGAGATTGTGTGGATTTTAAGTTTAAAAAAACTGATATCGAAAGTGATACCTCTGAAGAGTCTTTAAAATTACAGGCATTGTGGCAAGATATTTATGATGTTCAGTTTCCAGCAGTAGAAGATTATAGAAGAGACTATAACATTATGGATTTAAAGTATTGGGAGGCGTTTAACTTTATAAAGTATGGTCCAGGACAACACTTTCAAGAGCACCATGATCATGGATTTTCGTACAATTGTACAGTCTCACTTGTAGCATATGTTAATGATGACTACGATGGAGGAGAGTTGTTTTTTAGATTACAAAATTTAAATATAAAACCTCAAGCAGGAGATCTTTATATTTTCCCTTCAAACTATATGTATCCTCATAGAGCAATGCCAGTACACTCTGGAACAAAGTATTCTATAGTGACTATGCTAGACTACAGTGGTAAATATCATACTCCAGATATGTATGATCCAAAGTGGGCAAATGAGTAATGTTTAATATTAAGGTAGAAAAAACTCCAGATTCAATTTTTAATATAAATCCAATGTCTATAAAAAGAGATTGGATGGACGATACATCAGAGAAACATGCATATAGGTGTTTTCCAGTAACACAGGCAAATGTAATAGGCTGGAATCTTTCTTGTACAGAAGATATAATTTTTATGTGGGATGGCATTAATGATCGAACCGATCAGCATGTTCAGATTACAAGTCCAAAAGGCTCTTATGGGGGAAGAGGTCAGTCTTCTATAAGCCTAAATACTGGATTAATTTTTAGAACAGATAAAGATGTTAGTTTATGGACAATCAATCCAGTTAACTACTTTAATGATGATTTTGAAACTTTATCTAATTTAATAAGTACTTCATTTTATGATAATCCATTACCTTTAGCAATTAAGGCTAGACGAGCAAATGAAGAAGTAATTATTAAATCAGGAACCCCAATTGCTACAATTATACCAATATCTCTGGCTAATCTTAATAATACTTCAATTGAAATATTTGATTATTCTGATTTAGATCAATCAAGAAATAAAGCAAACATGGAATATGGAAAAGCAGCACAGGTAGTAAATTCTTCAGGTCAATGGACTGATTGGTACAGAGATGCTGTAAATGAAAAAGGTGAGTCTCTAGGATCTCACGAAGTAAAAACATTGAGGCTATCTGTAAAAGATAATAGGATACGGTGATATAATATTATGATGATGCCAGAAGAAGCAGTTACTGTAGTAAGAAAGCCATCCATAACTCCATCAGGATTTTTTGGTAGCGGTCCAGAAAATATAATTGAATTAGAAAATTTTATGACTGAAGAAGAGGTTAATTTTTTAGATAAAGCAGCAAGAAGCATCACTGTTTGGGATGTAACGCAAAGTCATAGAAATGAAAATGGAACAATAATTTATGATGCTGGGTTTTGGAAGGATAGGGTTGCAAGTGCACCGTCTTTAAATGAAAATGATCCAAGAATTGTTCCTGTTATCGTAGGTCTGTTTAATAGACTACAGCCAATTATCGAAGACTTTTTTAAAGTAAAAGTTCGTCCGACTGGACAAACAATTGTAAAGTGGAACCCAGGTCAGTTCCAAATGCCACATGCAGATAAAGAGTTGCATCAAGGAAAAGATGCTGGATTGCCAAATGACTTTCCTAATTATGATATAGCAAGTTTGTTCTATATTAATGACGATTATGAGGGCGGTGAATTATACTTTCCACATCAAAAAATTCAATTTAAGCCAAAAAGAGGATCGGCATATTTTTTCCCAGGCGATATGAACTATGTGCATGGAGTTACTGAGGTGCAGAAATCAATGAGATACACCTGTCCATTTTTTTGGGAAATTTTAGAGCATACTGGAGAAGTTAAGCCAGATTTTTCTAAAAAGTATAATAGAATTTTCCCTACAGATGAAGAAATATCTAGTTGGGATCCTAGAAGAGGTATAAAAAAATGAATTTAACTAATAAAAATAGAATAACAAAAGATATAGTTATTTACGAAAATTTTATTGATAAGGATGTTGCTGCTAAGTTAGTCAATGTTTTAGACAAGCATGCAAAATTAGGCACAATTAACTGGATGCCAATATCATTCTACGAATCATATTCTTCGGTTTTGCCACAAGATGACGATGAGCATGTTATTGCAGAAGGTTTGCCTGCAGATATATTTTCACAAATGAAGCAAGGCATTATTGAGGCAGTTGCAAGTGTTCATGACCTTGACCCAAAGATAATTTCTCAAATTGGATACCATACTCAAAAATGGGAGCCAGGCGCTTATGCAAGAAAACATTCTGATAATACAGATGAGCACGGAAAATCTGGAGCATTTACAAGAAGTAGATATGCTGCGTTTTTATATCTAAACGATAATTTTGAGGGCGGATTATTACAATTTCCAGATCAAGACATAACAATACAGCCTAAAGTTGGAATGCTTGCCGCATTTGACGGTGGATTTAATAATATGCATGAAGTAACCCTAATCACTAGCGGGGTTAGATATACAATAGGTTCATTCTGGGATGATCGTGAAGAAGATGCATACCCACAAGAACTCAGAGATGCCTGGGCTAAAGAGATGGAAGAAACCAGAGCATATCAAGAAAAAGAAAGAGCAGAATGGCAGAGTCTTTTAAAAGAAGGATATAAGATAGATATAAATGGAAATAAGTATAGAGTTGAGGATAGTCTAAATGATTGAAAACTTAAAATCAATACTCAAACAAAATAATATTCAATTTGATGAAATTACTGATGAACTAATTTCTATAGACAACTACTTAACCGATGAAGAATTAGATTTTATATGGGATAAAATAAACTCATCTGTTCAGGCTGACTGGGAAATTGAATACATGTCAAATTTAAAAAATTTCTGCATGGAAAAATTTGGTAGAGATGATGTAGATAATTTAGTTGCAGAGGGAAAGTTTGAAATTACTCAAAATTGGTATGACAAAAACCTAAATATTAGTCATTATCCAGAATATAGAATATTTTACGAACGTCTAAACTCTATGATAAGAGAGTCTGATAAAGATTTAGAATTAAGCGGATTTGCAACAATACAAAGAATGCAGCCTGGAGTTGAACTAAAATCTCATACAGATCAGCATACTGATCCATCAATTAAGTATGCAGCAATTTTATATATTAATGATGACTATAAAAAAGGTGAGTTATTCTTTAAAAATCTTAATCTAAAGTTACGGCCAAATCCTAAATGCTTATTGATTTTTCCAGGAAACGAAAAATATGAGCATGGAGTAGAGCATGTTGCTGAAGGTCCAATACGGTATGTTCTTGTCGGTTTTATAAAAGAAGTAGGTCACTACATAAGAAATAGGTATTAAAGGAGACAATGTGAAAAGAGAGATACTAGATCCAAAAGTATATTATTATACAGACGCTATTGATAATTTTGATGTGTTTGAGCAAACACTAAAAGAATTAGATAATATTGAATATAAAAATGATTTTAATGTAAACATTTGGAATCCTTGGACATCGTCTAATGATAAAAATTTTATTTATGGAGAAACTAAAACTTTTGATCTTAATGCAATCAATAGTATTAAAAATGAAGTAGGAGAAAAAAGCAAATATATATATGATGCGGTAATGAATACCTTTTATAATGTTTGCAAAGATTATGCAGAATCTCTAGGAGATTTTGACGAACCAAGACTTTTCCCAACATTTAATATTAAAAAATACTATAGCGGTATGGCAATGGGTGCACATTTTGATCAACTAGATGGAGATAAAACTTTAAGATATTCTCTAGTTATGTATTTAAATGATGACTGCGAAGGCGGAGAAATATCTTTTCAATTAAAAGATTATGATGGTGGTTGGAATAGCCAAGATGGGTGGGTGCGTGGAGCACCAGCAGTAGACTTAGATTATGATTTAGCAGTTGCAAATAAAAGTATAGATTTTGGTGTTAAGCCAAAAGCAAATAGTGTTATTATATTTCCAGCAGATGCTCCCTACTTTCACACAGCACATACAGTCAAATCTGGTGTAAAATATATGGTTCCAGGACATTGGATACATAATAGTATGGAACTTAATCGGCACGAGGGAATGTAGTGAAAGATTTCGATATAGAGAAAATTCATCAAACTATATGGGTTTTTAAAAATGCATTTAAAAATTCAGATAGATTAATTGATTATGTTAATAATAATAAAGAGTGGACTGATTGGTATACCTTTGGCACTAAGGCTCAAGTCACTGGATTTATATATAGGTTTAATAACTTTCCAAGTTTAGAAGAGTGGCAAAATAAAAATACAACTGATGAGGCAAGTAATATAAACTTTAATGATCTTGAAAATGAAATTAATGATTTATTTTATGAGACCACAAAACTTTATGTTGAAGGCAATAATATATCTTTTGATAATTGGATATACCAAGGGTGGGATTTAGCAAAATATAATGCAACGCCAGATTCAGAAGGTGACTATGTTATGATGCATCATACAGACTTTCAGAGAAATGTTGCATATTCTCCAGGAGAAAAATTTGGAATAACGGCAGTATTCTATTTAAATGATAATTATTCTGGTGGCGAGGTAATGTATAGATTTTTAAATGATAAAGATATCAATATAGTTGAAGAAGATTATATGTATAAGCCACAAACAGGAGATATTGTGGTTTTTATGTCAGGTCATCCTCACTACCACGGAGTAAAGATAGTAACTGAGGGAGAAAAGTATATTATAAGGAATTATTGGAGATATGATTATTCAGGGCACCCACTTTGGCTTAAGTTAGAAGAAAAACATGGAAAAGAACTTTGGAAAGAAAAAGAAAAAGAAAGAAAAAAATTTAACGAAAATCCACAAAATATGACAATTATTAATAATATTCCATTTTGGGTTTCTTTTGAAGATTATTACGAAAAAGATATAAAGGATATAGAGATATGAAAACTGCTATTGTTACAGGAGCAAGTAAGGGTGTGGGCTATGCAACAGTTAAACTTTTATCTGAAAATGGCTATAAAGTAATTGCGCTCTCTCGTAACTTAACAAAAATTTCTGAATTAGTATGTGAAAATGTTGAGGTTTATCAATTAGATATAACTCAACCAAATGCAATAAAAGAATTTTATGAAAAATATAAAGATATTACTTTAGATCTTTTGGTTAATAATGCAGGAGGCGGTTCAGGCCCAACTAATATAATAAAAGAAACAATGGATAACTTTAGAATCGCATATGAAATAAATGTATCTGGACCAATGTATCTTTCTCAACTTTTTGTTCAGTCAATGCAAAAGTCCAAGTCTCCAACTATTATTTTTGTCAGTTCTCTTGGAGGAAAATTTGCTTATCGTGGTGGCGGAAATTACACTAATGCTAAGAGAGGAATGATGGCTCTTGTGGACACTATGAGGTTAGAATTTCCAGATTACGGAATTAAAGTAACTGAAATTTGTCCAGGAACAATAGATACTCAGTTAGAAAAAAGAGATATTGCTGTAACAGCAGAAGATATAGCAGAATGCATTAGATGGGTTTCAGAACTACCAAGTCATGTTAATATAAATCATATAGAGATAAACCATTTGCTTAGTGGCAAATACTAACCGTAAACTATAACTTAAGGTAGAGTTTTGTTTTTTACAAAACTCTGCTATACTTAGCATCTAACAGTTTTTAAATAGGAGAAATACATGTCAGATTTTTTTAGTTTTCGTTTGTCCGAAGAGTTCATAAGTGAGTATAAAACAAAGGAACCTCCATTTGGTTTTGCAGATGCAGGTGGTAATTCATTAGGAGAGATTACATTTATTCGTACCTATTCCCGAATGAAGGAAGACGGAACTAAAGAAAGATGGTATGAGGTTTGTCGTCGAGTAATCGAGGGTATGTATTCTGCACAGAAGAATCACGCAAAAGAAAACAGACTACCATGGAACGATTATAAGGCTCAATCATCTGCCAAGGAAGCCTTTGATAGATTGTTTAATCTAAAGTGGACCCCACCAGGACGAGGCCTATGGTCTTTTGGCACGGGACTTACAATGGAAAAGAAAAACTCTGCAGCACTACAAAACTGCGCTATGGTATCTACAAAAGACATTGATAGAAACGATCCAGGTCAACTATTTGGCTGGGTCATGGATGCTCTAATGATGGGTGTAGGTGTAGGGTTTGATACTTTGGGCGGGGAGAAAAAACTTTCTATTTACAGTCCAACAGAACCACCACAAGTATATGAAATTCCAGATACTCGTGAGGGTTGGGTAGAATCTGTTAGATTATTAATTAATTCATTTTTAAAGCCTAATATGTATATTCAGGAGTTTAACTATGACCTTATTCGCCCTCTAGGAGCACCTATTAAGGGTTTTGGAGGCACAGCAAGCGGTCCTGCACCACTTATCCAGTTGCATAAGCAGATAAGGGCTGTAATCGGCGGGAGAGCAGGAGAGACCCTTGATTCAAGAGCAATAGTAGATATTGTTAATCTTATTGGCACCTGTGTGGTATCAGGAAATGTTAGAAGATCCGCAACCCTGGCTTTAGGTAATGCTGATGATCAAGACTTTATGAATCTTAAGAATTCTGAGGTTTTTCCAGAAAGAAATTCATTTGATCCAGAAAATCCAGGATGGGCATGGATGTCAAATAATTCGGTTTCTGCGACGGTAGGTACAAAGTACGAAGACTATGTAGACCTTATCGCTAATAACGGAGAACCTGGTTTTATATGGTTAGATGTAGCAAGAAATTATGGGCGTTTAAAAGATCCAGCAGACGGCAAAGATTATCGTGTCATGGGCTTTAACCCCTGTGCTGAACAACCATTGGAATCATATGAACTATGTACCTTAGTTGAAGTACATCTAAATCGCCATGAGTCTAAAGAAGATTTCTTGCGGACATTAAAGTTTGCATATTTGTATGGCAAGACGGTAACACTGATACCAACGCACTGGCAACAGACAAATGGAATTATGCAGCGTAATCGTCGTATTGGTACATCATTGACAGGAATTGCTTCATTTTCAGACAAATTTGGTTTGCCTGTTGTGCGTGAATGGATGGACGAAGGATATGAGACTATTCGTAAATATGATCATTCATATTCTGAGTGGCTATGCGTTCGTGATTCCATTAGAGTCACAACTGTTAAACCATCAGGGTCTGTATCAATTCTTTCTGGCGCAACGCCTGGAGTTCACTGGGCACCTGGCGGAAATTATTTCTTGAGAGCAATTCGTTTTGGGAATACCGACCCAATGATTCATCTGTTCAAGGCTGCTGGATATAAGATGGAGGCTGACCTTGTATCTGCGAATACAACTGTCGTATATTTCCCAGTACATTCTGGCCACGCAAGATCTGAAAAAGATGTAACATTATTTGAGAAGATTGCGCTTGCTGCTACTGCTCAGAAATACTGGTCTGATAATGGCGTGTCTGTAACGCTTTCATTTGACAAAGAAACTGAAACCAAGCATATTGCGCCTGCACTTCATATGTACGAAGGACAACTAAAAGCAGTATCATTCTTGCCGATGGGAAATAAGGTGTATCCGCAACAGCCATACACTGAAATTACCGAAGAAGAATATAACAGTTATATTGGTCAAATTAAGAAGATCGACTGGTCTGCTATTTATGACGGAGCAGAAAATCTGGAAGCACAGGGCGAAATGTACTGTACCACAGACGCTTGCGAAATAAAAATCTCTTAGTATGATAAAATAGACTCATAATGTCTATCCCATCCAATCTATACGCAGAGAAAGCCTTCGCAGAACATCCAATAGCCTTGTGGTCTTTAGATGATGCTGCTGATTATATTTCTTTACTTTCAGAGTCAAACCGTAACGTATATGAATGGAATCCAGAAAACTGTTCTGTTGAACAAGTAACTTCTGTAATTGGAGAACCATTTGTTGATAGCAGTGTAACTAGAATAAGTGGAAACGTAATAACAGAGGATAGCGGTTCTTTCTCTTGTACAAGTTCAGATATTTTAGACTTTAGCGAAATAAATAAAGATCTAGGAACCTTCTGTATTGGCGCACATATATACTCAACTAGCCCATATATAACAAGTTATGAAATAGGATACGAGTACTACGATGTCCCACTTGGTGAGTGGATTCAAAAAACTAAAACATTTAACATAACTATAATGGATAAATGGATGTTCTTATCTAACTCATTTACTGTTCCAAACAACGAAGGCTCGATGCGTTTATTTTTAAAGGCAAACTTTTTAGGTGGTTATCAAGACACATCAGAAAATTCTATACTAGTTAACGGATTTACACTAGGTCAATGGTCAGAAGAGTTTGCTTCTACTTCACTCGGTGTTACACCAATCGAATTGCCATCTGGAATTTTTAATGAAACAACTTACGGCTATCCAGCAAGGTCGTATGGTTTAGAAGATAATGATGGATATTATCTTGTTAAAGATAATTCTTTTGTTGCAAAAAATTCTGGTGCACCAATGGTTTACGGTACATCTAATTGCACAGTGATAACTCCAAATAATAACAAGCCATCATTAATTATTCCTTCTATGGGATTTTTAAATGATACTGGGAAATATAGAACCTATACAGTAGAAATGTGGATGAGAATTAACTGTGATTCTATAGAACCTAAAAAGATTTTTGGAAGTTTAGAAAATGAAAGTGGTCTTTATGCTGAAGGTCCATTTTTAGTTTTAAGAATTGGGAATAAGTCTGCGTCACACTATATTGGCGAATGGTCTAGGCCAATGCTTATTCATATTTTATATTTTGAAAATACATCAAAGATGTACATTAATGGTGAAGAGGTATTATCTATAACATACAATCAGAATGAAATTGATTTTAATTCAACAAACAATTGGCTTGGTTTTTGGTCATATGATGATATCTCTCCAATTGAATTAGACTGTGTTGGTATTTATCCATACAAGGTTTCTAATATTGTTGCAAAAAGAAGATTGGTTTTTGGACAGGGAGTAGAGTCACCAGACAATATTAATACGGCATATAGCGGTCAATCGCTTTTAATTGACTATGCATTTGCTGACTATACCAATAACTATTCTTATCCAGATATAGGAAGATGGAATCAGGGAATTAACGACAATCTGTCTTCAGAAAATAATATTCTATCTACAGTAAATTATACGCTTCCATCATTTTTAATTAATAATGAAGAAGGCAATTATGCAAACTGGCTTACTGCTAATTCTAACTTACCACAAGAAATTGAGGATGAGTATTTTAAAGTCAGGCCTAATTCATCTTATAGTGGACAGATATATTTTAATAATTTAAATTTTTTACAGCAGCAGATTAAAAGTATTTATGGAGTATTTAAAAGAACTGGAACATCTACGCATGATATGACATTGTTTAAAGTTGTAGATCCAAATAACAATTACTTTCATGTCCATATACCAGAAAATAGTAATATGGTTACTTATTCAGTAAAATTTAATAATATATTAACTGAAAATATTCTATATTCTAATGAAACTTATATAGGATATTTAGATGGCTCAATTAATCAAGTACAAGCAGGTGAAAAGTTTTACGCAGGATTTAATATTGATAATATAGTTAAATGGTTCGGTGGACCTGTGGCATCAATTCTTGGAAATATTTCACAGTGCAGACTTTATATTGGAAATGATCAAAGTGGAGAAACTTGGTTTGACGGAAATATATATAAAGTTTCTCTTTGTAATTCAAGAAATCATTCTTTAATTGCTCCTGCATTTGGAGAAGATGGTTTGCCAGCAGACTATGAATTATATATTGCTGGTAATTGGAATCAACAATTCTGGGATAGGTATGCTGATAGCGAAGACTATGATCAAGCATTTTGGGATTATATTATTGATGGAGGAAGTCCAGGAGGAATGCTGTTTGATAAAATCTTAGATCATACCGCTAGTTACACACTGGTTGCCTCTAGATATTTTGATGATTATCAATTAGACATCGATACTATGGGATATTGGGAAGATTATCAACCATTAACATATTATGCACAATTTGTTGATGATGAAGATGGAGATCGTTCTTATGACTTAGACTTTTTACAATTTAATATTAATTATCCAGCACCATCTAAATTTTATGAAATCGAAACGCCAGGCGAAGAGTGGAGTTATGCAGAGTTATATAACAGATATAACTATCCAAGAAAAAGAACATATGATTCGTTAGACAACTTTTTATTTACTGGATACAGAGACTATGAAGACTTACAGTACAATATAACAAGAAGTTATAAATATGATACATCAAACTCATTAGTTAGATCATATGTAAGTTTTCAATATATTGAGGCAGGCGCAAGTCAAAATAATAAGTTTTTTACAAATACTGAGCCAGCAGCAAAAGAAGGAACGGTAATTCCAGATAGCACTTGGTTAACAACAAAGTATGAAGTTATAGATAATATGATTATATATCCACCTTCAGGTGTAGACTTTAATGACCTATCTTTGGTAACTCATTTAGAATTTAAAGTTAAAAATATTTTAAGAAATAAAGTAAAAGTAAAGAAACTTGAGTATTGCTCTCAGTCTTTTAACCACTATAGCAATCCTATTGGAACTAACCCATTCGTTAAGATGTATCCATATAAAAAGTCTGGAATTTATTATAATTATAAAGGTAGAAACCCATATAGCATTTATAAAAAGACATCGCCATATCTTTATATGACAAGAACAAGTGGTGTGCAGTTAAGAGGAGTTCACGATCCTTTAATTAATAGAGGCTTAATGATTCCTATTAATGAAAATAAAACTTTAGACTTTGACAAGATTATGGCTATGCAATTAGCATTAAGGTTTGACGAAGACTACTTTCCATATGCTCCAACACAAATATTTGAGATAGAAGCAAAAAATGCTTATATTAAATTTTATATAGTTGCAAATGATCAGACGGGTAAGCGTGGAAAAATTTATGCAGTAAACTCCTTAACTGGTAGATTAGAAAATGGAATAAGTTTTTATCTAAATGGTAAAATTGTGAGAGACCCAGTTCTGACAATCAAGCAATGGGCATTTTTAGGTATATCTTTCTCCAACCTTTTGGATATCTCAGGAGTACTTGGCTCAATTAAACTTAATGGACCCATGCTATTTAATAATATTTCTTATTATCAGTCTACTAATTTACAAGAAGTTCAAAAGGTATCCACAAGGCCTTGGTTCCAAGTTAAAAGATCTGGTCCACTAACCCTAGACTGGGAGTATTGGATTCCTGACTTCTTCCTATGGAACGGTGTGCTAGTTCAGTCGTCTATCAGTTATTATGGTGTAGATCCAGAAGATGTATATCAAAGTTATGTAGGAACTAATAAAATAATAACAGGGACAGACAAGATTCTTGGTATTGGTCAATGCGAGTATAACGTATATCAGCAGGTATCTTGGCAACAAACAACCTCGTCAGCAGTATAATATGGTATACTGGTGGTTATGAAAAGCAAAAATCAATCACCTTTTAGCAAAAACGGTAAGCCTAGAATGCCTGGCCAGATAGGCGAAACAAAAGTTACTTTGATTGATAAGAAGTATGACTGGGGCCTATATGTTTGGAAAAGATCAAATGGTAGATGGTTTACTGATGGAGATGGAAATATTTTAAATATACCATCTATGAAGGGTGATATTTCTAAAATTGCAGAATTAAAGCAAGCAGCAGCATACTACGGTGAACCAGAGGGAGAGGCTATATTTTTCCCAGGTCTTGCCAGAGTTACTGACGAAGAATATTCTGAGCAAAAGCAGAGAATGCTTGAAGGTTGGATTCCTAACCTTAATGATATGGGTTCAGTCTATGATGCCCAGCAAACTATTAAAAAGTATGGAGCACAAGATTAATGAGCGATCAAGAATTTTTTATTAATGCAAGAATTGATAACCCAACAGATATCCTGCAGCAATTTAAGGAAGAAGATCCTTTTAATAAATCATGGAATGAGTTAAAGAATTTAATTGGGCTTGATAATAACTTCAAGCGTAGGGCAGGAAGATTGGCAGAAAAAGCAGTTGCTCCAGAAAATATGAATGGGTATTTGAATAATGCCAAAGCACAGCCTTCAGGTGTAGACGGAGCACAATCAAAAGAGATTAACCCAGGATCAGTTTATAGAAATGCCTACGGACTATTTGATGTAATCACACCACCATGGAATCTTTATGAGTTAGCAAACTACTATGACACTTCGTTTGCAAATCATGCTGCGATTGATGCAAAGGTAGAAAACATTGTTGGCCTTGGTTATGACTTTGAGGTTTCTCCATCGACGATGCTTCGTCTAGAGTCTAATCAAGATAAGGATCAGGTATCAAGAGCAAGAAACAGAATTGAAAGAGCAAAGATAGAATTACATAATTGGATTGAATCTTTAAATGATAATGATTCTTTTACAACTACCATGACTAAAGTTTATACTGATATGCAAGCAACAGGAAACGGATATCTAGAAATAGGTAGAACAACTCGTGGAGAAATTGGATATGTTGGACATATTCCAGCAACCACAATGCGTGTTCGTCGTTTGCGTGATGGATATATTCAGATCATTGGTCAGAAGGTAGTTTACTTCCGTAACTTTGGGGCAAAGAATCCAAACCCAATTACTGCTGACGCTAGACCTAATGAGATTATTCACTTTAAGCAATACTCACCTCTAAATACATTCTATGGAGTACCAGATGTACTATCTGCAATCAACTCCTTGCATGGAGATCAGTTAGCATCACAATATAACATTGATTATTTTAGCAATAAGGCTGTTCCAAGATATGTTGTTACATTGAAGGGTGCTCGTCTTTCTGCTGATGCTGAAGACAAAATGTTTAGATTCCTTCAGACAAACTTGAAGGGTCAGTCGCATAGAACTCTTTATATTCCACTTCCAGGAGATAGCGATAGCAATAAGGTAGAGTTCAAGATGGAGCCAATTGAAAACGGCGTACAAGAGGGATCATTTGAAAAGTACCGTAAGCAGAACCGTGATGATATTTTGGTAGCGCACCAAGTTCCGCTATCTAAGATTGGTGGAGGAGAGTCTGGCGGTATTGCAGCAGCATTGGCACAGGATCGAACATTTAAAGAGCAGGTAGCAAGACCTGCACAGCGAGAACTTGAAAAAACATTAAACAAGATTATTAAAGAAAAGACTGATATTTTAGTACTTAAGTTTAATGAATTAACCCTAACTGACGAAAACGTACAATCTCAAATACTTGAAAGATACGTTAAGAATCAGGTTATGCTTCCAAATGAAGCAAGAAATATTTTAGGACTTCCACAACGGGAAGGAGGAGATGAGCCTTTCCAGCCAAAGCCACAGGATACAGCAAACAGAGCAAGGGACGGAGAAAGAATGAATAATCAATCCGACAGTACTGCAACAGTTTCTGGTAGAAATCCAAAGGGCGAGGGCAGGGCAACCGAATAAGTTATACACAACTTTATCCACAGTTTATTAACATTTGTGTAAAAAAGGCCATATAATATATTCTAGTATGACTATATCTAAAGCCCATTGGGACACCAATGGCGACTCAGTAAGACTTTCCCTTCCATTTGCGAAGGTTGATAAGGAGAGACGTATCGTCTCAGGTTTTGCATCCCTTGATAATTTAGATAAGCAAGGAGATATAGTAACATCAGAAGCATCAATGAAAGCATTTGCAAATTTCCGTGGAAACATTCGTGAAATGCATCAACCACTCGCTGTTGGCAAGATGGTAAATTTTAAAGAAGATCGTTATTTTGATCCTACATCTAAAAAGTTTTATAATGGCGTTTTTGTTTCTGCATATGTTTCTAAGGGCGCACAAGATACATGGGAAAAAGTTTTGGACGGTACACTAACAGGATTCTCTATTGGTGGTCGTATGAATAAGTGGGATGACGGTTATGATGAGAAGTCAGATTCCACAATTAGAATTATTAAAGATTATGATCTTGTAGAGTTGTCACTTGTTGACTCTCCAGCAAATCAATTTGCAAACATTATGCATGTTGAAAAGGTTGATGGCGTTGCTGTTGTTAAAGGTCAAGATGTTGAGTTAGAAAATGTTTTTTATGATCAAGAGTCTGGAATTGTAATGGTTTCAGATCAAGAATCTGCTGTAAGTCCAGTTACTGGCGATCAGATGAAAAATATAGGTTTCGTTGAAAAACAAGACAACGAAAAAATGGATATAGTCAAATTCTTAGTTGATAGTGCTAAAGGCATGAATACTTCTAAGATAACAGAGGAGGTAAATCCTATGGCAAAGAAAACAAAGGCTGTTGAAGAAACAGTTGAAGTTACTAAGTCAGAAGAGATCGCTCCTATTGCTGAAGAAACTCCAGCAGTTGAAACTGAAAAGGCTGATGTTGTTGATGAAACAACTGAAAAGACTGATGTTGTAGAAACAACAGAAGTTGCTGAAACAGAAAAGGCTGCCGCATCATCTGGAGCATCTAAAGAGGAAGAAGATTCCGAAGAAGATGCAAAAGAAGATGAAGAAGAGATGAAGGCAAAGAAGAAGTCAGATGAAGTAGTTGTTGACGCAATTGCTGAAATTAAAGAAACTATTACATCGGCCTTTAGCGATCTTTCAAATACTCTTAAGTCCTTGCAGGCTGAAGTAGAAGTACTAAAGTCTACTGCAATTGACAAGGAGACAGTAAAAAGTTCGTTTGATGCAGTCGCCAGAGATATCGCTGCAACTAATGAACGATTCAGTGAGTTTGGAAAGCGTGTTGACGCAGTAGAAGCAGATACAGCATTCCGAAAGTCTGGCGATCTAGGCGAGATCGTTCAGGATCGACCACAGGAAACTATGGTTGAAAAATCCTTATGGGGCGGACGTTTCCTCAAAACAGCCGACTTATTTAATTAAGTACAAAACTCGGAGGTGACAATATGTCGGAAGAAATAAAGAAAAACCAGCCAGGAGAATCAGGCCAACTCGGTGGAACAACACCAGGTCTTTATCAGTCACAAGGTGCTTATGCATCTGGTTCTGATGCAGGCTCAAATATCCCTGGCAATTATACTGATGGTGGTGTTCTTGGAAACATTCCAAACGCTAACCTAGGTCTTACAACAGGACCAAATGCAGTAAATCCTTCAGGTGAGGCTGGAAGCGGTATCCTACGCCCTGAACAGGCACAGCGTTTCATTGATTACGTTTGGGACGCCACAGTTCTCGCCCAGGATGGTCGTCGTGTCACAATGAGAGCAAACACCATGGAACTCGAAAAGATTAACGTGGGTGAACGAGTAATTCGTTCTGCTGCTCAAGGTGTCGGTGACTACACCAATAGTGGTGCTACATTCAGCAAAGTTGAACTTACAACCAAGAAGATTCGTCTAGATTGGGAAGTTACTGCTGAAGCACTCGAAGATAATATTGAAGGGGCTGCGCTTGAAGATCATCTAGTTCGCTTGATGACCAACGCATTCGCTAACGATATTGAAGACCTCGCTATTAATGGTGATGGTTCAACTGGTAACTTCCTTTCAATTATGAAGGGATTCGTCAAGAAGCACAAGGACAATGGAGATTCGCATGAAGTTGCGTTGACTGTTGCTGATAATGCTTGGACACCAGAAAAGATGCAAGAGATTATTCTAGGCATGCCACGTAAGTATCGTGCCCTTAAGAATAACCTTAAGTTCTATGTAGGTACAGACACATTTGCTGGTATCGTTAAGCATAACGGTACTCTTGCTGATGCAATTGCTGAAGCAATGGGTAATCGTGTTGCTGGTACTGCTGCAAACCGTCAAGCATACCTTGATGGAAACGGCCAGACATTCGGCGGAGCACGTACAACACGTGTTCTCGGAATTGATGTCCAAGAAGTTCCTTACTATCCAGAAGGATATGTCGATTTGACATTCCCACAGAACCGTGTATGGGGCTTCCAGCGTGATATCGTCGTCAACCGTGAATACAAGGCGAAGAAGGACACAATTGAATACACAGTATTCGTCCGCTTCGGTATTCAATGGGAAGAAGAAGACGCAATTGCGTGGGCAGATGCTGCTTCAGACTCATAATCTGTAAACAGTAACCTTTGAGAGGGGGCAGGGGCTAGATCTCCTCCCCCTCTTAACTTTTTAGTATTCTGTTATAATAGTAACAAGGAGGTAAATAATGGAAGAAAATAATTTTAATAATGAAACTTATGAAGCACCAATAGAAAATATTGTTGCTCCAGAAGCACCAGTAGAGGTATCAATTGAAGAACCAGTCGTAGAGGCTTTTATGCCAGAAACCAAGGTTGAAGAAATTGCTCAAGAAAATAGTATTGAGGCATCTATCTCTGCTCCTGAACCAGAAGTTACTGCTATCACTTCAAGTGATTTAGCAAGTTCTTCTACAGAGCAGGCTTTAGGCTCTGTGGCTAATGGCATTATTGGTGTAACAACAACAGTAAAGCAAGAAAAGCCAAATAAACAACCATACAATAAGGTTTGTATTTATTCTCAAAAGAACATTCATGTTCCAGGTTTGGGCAAACTACTTCGTGGATATCAGATGCTTGATAAGACTATTGCTGACCAATGGTTAGATAAGCCATATGCAAGAATCGCAACTCCAGAAGAAGTTGCAAGGGAGTTTCGTAAGTAATGCAAGTTTTGAGAGTTCCACCTTATCCTTTAACAACCAAATGGGATTTACCCATTGCTAATTACGATTATGTAGTTTATGTTGAGGATCTGGTGGATCACTCATTTGAAGAAATAGAACTATCTTCAGATTCAAATGGTAGACTTATTTATGAACTTCCTATATCAAAAATACAATTTGATAGAGATTTTTTAATTAGATTTTATGATACAGAAAAAGAACATATTTTATTTGAAAGTGATTTAACAATCACACGCCCATATGTTAACCCAGCAGACATGGGGACCACAGCAACTGAGATTAATGAATATACAATGTACGAACTTGTTGCTAGATCTATAATTGATACATATGTTGGTGATGGTTTTTATAACCATAAGTTAGTAATTAACACAACTGGAAATGGTGCAGATTATTTTCCTATTTGGCACGATGCCAATAGAGTATTGAAGGTTTATGAGAATGATATTTTAGTTTATGATATTGATAATGAAAATAATTATGAACAAAAATATAAAATCTTGTTAGATAACTCTGCTATTTATAAAATTGATAAGGCAACCGAGGGCGAAGAAAGAAACAGAACAGAAAACAATATTACAAAGATTGCAACCGCACATGGAGATCTTGGATATGTTGCCTATGTTCCAACAGATTTTCCAAAAGGCGTAGATTATACTTTCATTTTAGATGTCGGCTATCGTGCAGTGCCAGCAGATGTTGAAGTGGCAACAAAGATGTTGATAGATGATATCAAGTGTGGTAAGTTAGATTACTACAAGAGATATATCTCAGCATATAATACAGATCAATTTAGAATTCAATTTGATAAGAATATGATGTCTGGAACTGGTAATCTTATTGTCGATAAGATACTTGAGAAGTATATTAACTCAATCACTAAGCCAGGAGTTCTATAATGATTTGCGAAGAAACAGACTTCGCATTTCCGATGCAAGCAGATGTATATCATCCAATTGTTGAGCAAGGTGCATACGGAGAAGTCAAAAAGACCTGGATTTTAGATAGAACAATAGCCTGTTCGTTTGCTTCTGCAGGCACAGCGTTTAAAGAAGAAGTAACCCCTAACATAAATATTACTCAGGAGAAGTTACTGCTTGGTCGATGCAAGTCTGATATTAGAATGTCAAGTATGGAAGCAAGAAACTCAATAACCAATGTTATTATTACCAACATTCGTGATAAAAACTGTAACGAAATATACAAAGAGACATCTGGTCCTCGTGCAGGCAAATCTACTATTTTTGAAATAGCAACCCAGGACCCATTTGCAGGTCCATTTGGCAATGTAGAATATTATAAGTTAGTTGTTCGTAGGTCAGAAAATCAGGCGGTAGATGTATGATCGCTTTAAAGTTTGACAATAAAGTTTTTAAAAAACAGATGAGTAACCTAGTAGATTATTCTATAGGATACCTAGATGGTATGGAATTAGGTAAGCAAGAGTTTTTGGTGAACCTAGGTCAAGATGTGCAGGATATAGCGTATCAATTTATCGATGCTAATGCCAGAGTAAGTCCACAAACTTTACACCATGTTTACGAATGGTATCAGACAGGAAGCCCAAATGCAAGATTGTTTGATATAGACTATAGAGTTAGTAACCTAGGTTTGTCATTTATAACTTCATTTAAACAATCAAGAACTGTAAAGAGCGGATCTACTGTTCCATTTGAAAATAAAGCAAGCATTATGGAAAATGGAATTAGCGTGACCATTAGGCCAAGAAATTCTGAAGTATTAAGGTTTGAAGATAACGGCAACATTATTTATACCAAGAAGGAAGTTGTTGTAGATAATCCTGGCGGAATAACCCAAGGACAATTCCAAAATACATTTGAAAACTTCTTCCGTAATTATTTTACACAGTCATTTTTAAGATCAAGTAAACTAAAGCAATATTTTTCTAATCCAGTAAGTTATAAGAGAAACCTGCCTGCAGGTGTTAAGGTCGGTAAGTCTGCTGGTATTCGTGCTGGCTATCGTTGGGTAGCAAATGTGAGGTTAACATAATATGGCTATTTCATATCCACCAGTATTTGTAAATGATTATTTGGCAGAAAAAGGCCTATTGTTATTTAACAATGCTGTTAATTTTTTCCCATCAGGACCAAATACAATCGAACAGGTTCAGAATAATGGAATAGATTTCTTTTGTGTATATGACCGAATGTTTAGGATGCGTAGAAAGGCTTTCCCACATATTAAGGATGAGCAGTTATTATATTATTTTTATTCTGGTGGAGAAAATCATCAAGCAAACCTAATAGAAAATACACAACTAGTTCAGGATCTTCTCGATAGGGGAGATGAATCTGGTCAAGAAGTCAATGCTTGGCTTCAGAGCAAATTAAACGAAGATGGACTGTATGTCAAAGGAAACAAGTCATTCCTTCCAGTCTATTTCCATGAGTTTACAATATATCAGTTAGAAGAGGCACGGGATATAGTCGATTTCGGCACGGCCAGAACATATGCGGGAAATAAGATAATCATCAGTTACTGCTACCATACCGTCGGGGAAGGTCAAAATGCAGATGGAAAACGCACATACAACGGCACAATAATTTCATAAAAGGCTGTTATACTTATCAATGAGGAAACACGCCTTTTAATTTCTAGAAAAATAAAGAGGTGAAATAAATGGCTCTAGGTAGTTCAAGTAATATCATCGTAGGTGCAGCCCAACTTTGGGTGCATAAGGCAGGACCTTTGGGAGTTGGCGGACAGCCAGCATTCGCATCAGGTACTAAGTATGCAACCACAATGGACGCTGACACTGATTTCCGTAACGTAGGTTACACAAGCAATGGTTTGGAACTTCAATTCCAACCAGATTTTGGTGAAGTAACTGTTGATCAGATTCTTGACGTTGCTAAGTTATATAAGCAAGGCATGCAGGTAAATCTTAATACAGCATTCGCTGAATCTACATTGGAAAATCTCGTTGTTGCAATTGCAGCATCTGAAGATGATCTCAATGCAGGTGTATTAGATCTTCGTGCAGGTAATCTCGGTGAATGCCCACTCGAAAGAGGACTAGTTGCCGTTGGCCCTGGAACAGGTGATTGCGAGGAAGGTTCTAACAAAGAAAGAATCTACGTTGCATATCGTGCACTCTCAATTGAGAGCGTAACTGTGTCAGCAAAGCGTGATGAGGCTACAATGTTTGAAGTCTCGTTCCGTTTGCTTCCAGAAGACGGTGGCTCATACGGTAAGATCATAGATCGTACTGTTTCAGTATAATACAACTTAATAACAGATAGCCCAGACCCTTGAAAGTCTGGGCTTTTCTGTTTGGTATAATAAAGTGTGGCTACAGAAATATACAAAATACAAGAAATAACATTATCAGATGATTCTGTTTTAGAGATCTCTCCTTTAAAAATTAAGTATTTAAAAAAGTTTATGACTAAGTTTGAAGATGTCAAAAATGCAAGGGGAGACCTAGAGGCTATAACAGCCCTAGTAGAATGTGCAAGAATATGCATGCAACAATATAAACCATCCATAGCAATAAGTACCGAAGTCCTTGAAGATAATGTTTCTTTGACCGATATATATAAAATACTTGATGTAGGTGCAGGTATAAAGATAAAGCAGGACTCGGAAGAAGGAGTGAAAGAACAGGCAACAAAAGGCGGAGCAACCTGGGATGAGTTTGATTTGGCGAAACTAGAGTCTGAAGTTTTTATGCTTGGCATATGGAAAAATTACGATGAACTAGAGTCTTCCCTGTGTATGGCCGAATTAACCGCATTATTAACACATAAAAGAGATTCTGACTATCAAGACAAAAAGTTTGCAGCAGCAATCCAGGGAGTCGATTTAGATAAAAATAATAAAAAAAGTAATGCATGGGAAGATCTTAAGGCCAGGGTATTTAGTAAGGGTAAGGCTACTGACGGTAGCGATATTCTCGCTCTTCAGGGTATTAATGCCCAACAGGCAGGCTTTGGAATTGGTATGGGATTAGATTACGAAGAGGTCAAGGACTAAAAATAAAAGTCGTTTGTGGTATAATTAATTTACTTATTCTTAAGGAGGAATAGTGAGTTCAAAAGGTAATAATAATCAAACAACAAAGAATGAATTGTCACTAATTGACGGTACAAAATTTGAAGTAAAGCCGCTTAAGATTTCTTTGCTTAAGCCGTTTCTAAGTAAATTCGGAACGCTTGCTGAAGTAGCAGACGATAACGAAAAATCTATGGATATATTACTGGATTGTGTTCAAATTGCTTTTAAGCAATATTTGCCAGGATATGCAGATAACAGAGAGGCAGTTGAAGATAACCTTGACTTGCCAACAGTATACAAGATCATTGATGCTGCTTCTGGAATGCAACTATCTGATGCAACTGGAATTCTAAATCCAAGTAAGTAGGATTGGGGGTGTCATGATTGGCTGATGATGTAAGTGCTAATATTAATGTCAACTTTGACACCAGAGAAGCACTAAGAAGTTTACGCCAACTACAGGCTGGGTTAAGCAGATTTAATCAAGCGTTAACTCAGGGTAATGTCGCAGCAGCAAATGCACAAAAAGGATTAACAGATCAGTTAATACAAAGCATTAATGCTACTGGTAAGTTTGTTGCATCTCAAAAAGAAATATCCACAAGCACAAAGCAATTTACAGATGCTCTTGAAAAGAATAAGTTTTCTTTGCGAGAGTATTGGAGATATACTGCTGCTACCGCAACACAAAACACAAAGGTATTTTCAAAAGCCTGGGCTGCAGAAAGAGAAATTATTACTCGTGCAGCAAAAGATCGTGTAAAACTTTTACAGTCTCAGTATATACAATTAAATAATGCTAATGGAGAATTTGTTAAGGTATTACAGGTTATTCCAAAACATCTAAGAACAGTAAATGGAGAAGTTACAGATTATGCCACACGAGTTCAACTAGCAGCACAAAGACAACAATTTTTAAATCAATTAATTAAACAAGGCTCTACACAATTGCTCAACTGGGGTAAAAATACTCAGTGGGCTGGCCGTCAGTTAATGGTTGGTTTAACAATTCCACTAGCAATGCTTGGGTCCACAGCGTCACGAGTATTTATGGATATGGAGCAGGCATTATTAAAGTTCCAAAGAGTTTATGGAGATACATTTACATCGACTGGTGATGTACAGCAAGCAGTAGAAGATATTCAGCGTCTTGCTAAAGAATTTACTAAGTATGGCATAGCAGTTGCAGATACCGTTGAAATGGCTTCTAATGCAGCAGCAATGGGTTTAACTGGCGAGGCTTTACAGGCTCAGGTTAGACAGGCTACAAGATTATCTGTTTTGGGACAGGTAGAACAGCAACAAGCGCTAGAGACAACAATATCATTGCAGAATGCTTTTGGAATTTCCACAGATCAATTAGCACAAAAAATTAATTTCCTTAACGCAGTAGAAAACCAAACTGTTCTTTCAATTGAAGATTTAACAATTGCAATTCCAAAGGCTGGACCAGTTGTTAAACAACTAGGCGGTAGCGTAGAAGACCTTGCATTCTTCATGACAGCAATGAAGGAAGGTGGAATTAATGCATCAGAAGGAGCCAATGCTCTCAAGTCTGGTCTTGCTTCAATCATTAATCCTACCAAGAAGACATCCGAAATGCTTGCAGAGTTTGGTATTAATATTAAGGGAATTGTAGAAGCAAATGCTGGAGATCTCAAAGGAACAGTTCTTGGTTTTGCACAAGCCTTAGATACCTTAGATCCGCTTAATCGTGCAAGAGCAATTGAGCAATTGTTTGGAAAGTTCCAGTTTGCTCGTTTATCAACCCTTTTCCAGAATGTCGCTAAAGACGGTACACAGGCTGCTAGAGCCTTTAACTTAGCGGGAGCCTCAGTAGAAGAGTTAGCAATTTTATCTGAGCGAGAATTAGGCAAGGTAGAGGATGCGACAAGCACTAAGTTTAAGAAGGCCATAGAGCAGTTAAAGGTTGAATTAATCCCAGTAGGTAAAGCATTCCTTCAGGCCGTAACGCCAATCGTAGAGTTTATTGGAAATATATTAAAGAAATTTAATGGTTTGAGTGACGGAACTAAGAAAGTAGTCACTATCATAACTGCAACTTTAGGAGCGATAGCACCTGTAGCATTGATGACTATTGGTTTAGTGGCAAATGGTGTAGCAAACCTAATAAAGTTCTTTGGAATGCTAAGATCGGGTATGGCCAAGTTAAATGGTCAAAATCAAGTATTAGGTGGAGGATTTGATTATTTAACTCAACAAGAAATAGAAAATCTTGCAGAAACTAATGCACTACATACATCACATCAACAATTAATATCTACATTTAATGTTGAGGCTGCAGCAGCAAATGCACTAGCAGCAGCATATGCCAATGCTACATCTCAAGCAAGGGCGTTGGCTGCGTCAGCACCTGGATTATTTAACACAGTTCCAGGGGCAGGTGGAGCAGTATCAGGATTGCCAAATGCTACAAAATTTGCTGAGGGCGGAGTTGTTCCTGGAACTGGAAATAAAGATACTGTTCCAGCATTACTTACTCCAGGAGAAGTTGTTTTAACAAAAGATACAGTAAAAGAAAACCCAGAAATAGTTGCAGCACTTCAAAATGATTCTGTTAAGAAGTATTCAACTGGCACTGGAAGAATGAGAAATGTAACAACATCTCAAAGTGATTTTATATCAACAATATTAAAATCTGGAAATGTTCAGCCAAATGTTGAAGATCAAATTGCAAAACAGTTTGAACAAATTAATAATGCATCATCTGAAAAATTAATTGCATATGCAAAAGCAACTGGCAAAGCAGTTTCAGACGCATCAGAAGAATCGTTGGCTGCGCTAAGAGATTCTTTAATAGAGGATGTTAAGAAAGTAATTAAAGATGCAGCAGATGCAGCAGCAGAAAGTGGAAGAATATTAACTGGCAATGCAGTAAGATCATCAGTTAAGGAAAAAGGTACTGCTGGAGCAGACTCTAGTTTGCATGAATTCTACAACCCAAGAGCCAAGCAACAATTCTCTTCACAATTTGGACATGCTGAAAAATCTTCAACATATAGTATTGATGCATTAGAAAGAGTTGCAAATATAACTGATCGTAAGGCAAAAGATGAAGCCAACTTTATTATTGATGCTATAACTAAGCATAATGCAAAAACTGGTGCAAATGTTGCAATGCCAAAGGTTACTCCAGTCAGTGGCTTCGGCTTTGATCTTTTGGGTACTATTAATAAGGGTATGAACGATAAGGCTGCTCAGGTTAAGATGCCTGGTGGTCAGATGATGGATACAATTGATGCCTTCATTAAAGACTTCTCAGAGCGTGGCCCAGAAAAATGGAGAAAGGCTGTTGAGATCGGTGGCGGTAGTTTTGAACAACTTTCTGCATCAATTAAAGAATATGATGACAAACTGTTATCGGCAGTACAGGATTGGAAAACACAAAATCCTGGAAAGATTTTCTCAGACGCTGATTTTGCTTCAATTGAGCAACAGGTTAGAGGAGATTTGCTAGATGTACAGAGCGGATTAGGTGCGGTATTTGAAGAGGCAAAAAGTGTAGTAACTGCTATTAGATTAAAACTAACGCAACAGCAAAAAGAAATATTAAATGCTGCTGGAGGTAGTTATGATGAAAGCAGATCTACATTCCAAATGGGTGGATCTGAGACAAGAAACAAGGCTGGTAAGGGAAGATTTATTTCTGACGAAGTTAGTGCAGATTTAGATAGAGCAGAAGAGATTGCTGAAACAAATTCTCCATCAAAGAGAACAGAAAGACTTGGAAAAGATATTGGCGATGGCTTGGTATCTGGCTTAGAGCAAAAAGAAAGTGCTGTTAAGTCTCAAGCAGATCAACTAGCAGAAGCAGCAGTACCAAGAAGAAGTGCTGCAGAGACTGCCGAAAAAACCAGAAAGATGGATCTTACAAATAAAGCATTTTATGATGATATTAATACACCAGAAATGCGTGATCAAAGACAAATATTAAAGTCATTAGATAGACAGCGTAGAAAGAAGGGAGTAGGCAAAAGATCAGTTGGACCAATAGAAGATATGGTTAGTGGCTCTGGTACTGCTGGCGCATCTATTCGTATATCTACAAAGAAAACAACAAAGAGCACTAAGGTTTTGGCTGATAAGACAGAAGAGGCAGCCAACACACAAGAAGAAATTGCAGCAGTTCTTAAAGATGATAGAGATGTTAAAATTAAAATTAAAGGTAATACCATTAATGTTAATGAGGCAACTGCAGAAACTGCACAAGTACAAGAACAAGTCAAAGAGGCAACTCAAGAACAATTAGCATTAGCAGAGCAGGCTTCGGGCAAAAAAGCAAGTCAGGTTGCACAAAATGCTGAAGATCAGGCTGGTATAACATCAGCAACCACTGATGTAATGACAGATGTAAAAGATAATATTACAACTACTGGAGATGTTGTTGAAGGAACTAAAGATAAACTAGTTGCACAAGAACAGATTATTGATGCAATTGGACAATCAGAAATAGAAAGACAGGCAACTCTAACAGAGCGTCAAATTATTGAAGAACAAATTAATGATGCTAAACAACAAGAGTTAATGGCTGCTAGACAAAATGCTCAAAATGCTGCAAGTAATATGCCTGCCGATGATACAAGGCTTTCTCAAGCAGATGCATTAGCAGAAGCAAGTGACTATGCACGAGATGAAAATGGTCACATCGTCATGGATCAAAATGGTCCTATGAGCAAAAAGAAATATACAAAGATGAAGCGTGGAATGCGAAGAGAAAAAGTTGGACGAATTTCTGGCAAGGTTTCTGGAGGACTAGGAATGGCCACCGTCGCTGCTGGTATGATGGGTGCACCACCACAAGTTACCGCAGCCTTGGGTGCTGCTTCTATGGTTGCACAGTTTGCTCCAATGATTGCTGGAATGGGTCCAATAGGCCTTACAGTGACCGCTCTGGCTGCTTTAGGTGCAGGTGCATATATGCTCAACCAACACTTTAATAAGATGGCTGCAGAGGCTGCTAAGTTCGTAACTGCAACATCAGCAACAAGAGAAAGCATGAAGAAGATGGGCCAGATAACTGGTAAGGTTGGCGCATCAGAAATTATGGAACGCCGTAGGCAGAGTAGTCAATATAATAAATATAATGAATCTGTCAAGATAGACGATACATTTGGAAAGAAGTTCTTATCAGACAAATATGGTCAAGGTGAATTAGAAACATTTAGAAAAAATATGAAGCAGTTTAGTGCCGAAAAGGCAACATCCGACATGGCACTAAAATTGGCTGCACAGGTTTCCGACGGAGTATTAACATCAGCACAGGCAGAAAGCATTGCACATGCAATGGCATTAGAACTAGGAAATCAAAGTCTTGAAATGCAAATTGCTGGCAAGGTTAGAACTTTAGTTGGACCAAATGGAGAAAAATTAGAAAAAGAACCAATGAATGTAAGAATGAATCTTGTAGCAAATGCTAGAGGAAGAAGTGAAAAGATAAGAGCAAATATTAAGACTGGTAACTATGATCAAAATCAAAGAAAAGACATAGCAAGTCTTGCATCATACTCAATGAATACGCTTGAACTTGCACAAATGCAAGCAGATGCAGTCGCTTTGGAGCATGACGAAGCAAAGAAAAAGTTAGAAACAGAAATAGCATCTACCACTAATCTTGAAAAGAAGGTAGCATTACAAACAGAATTAAAAACATTAACTACAACTCAGGCACAAGAAACAGCAAAGATGAATAATTTGCTTTTAATGCAAATATATCAGGCTGAACAAGACTTTAGGGCAGTACAAAGTAATAGTGTTTGGGGCGGTCAAGCAATGCGTGAAGATGCATTTATGGATGCCTCTAGAACTAACGTAACCGAAGCATATAAAGGAACACAGTATGAAGGGGCTGCTAAAAAGTTTTTATCAAATACAAAGGGATTAGGAACTACACAATATAACGAAAAAACTGGTCAATATCAATCTACAGGATTTAAGACTGGGGCTGATGCAGAAACATTCCAGGCTAAAATGCAGATGCTTGTTGGCAGCAAGGTTTTAAATCCAGAAGAAGCAAACGCATGGATGAAATTATTTAAGGGAGAATTAAACCAGTTAGACTTCTTGATTAATGCTGGTATTAAACTACAAGGTGCTGGCAAGACAAAAGAACTATTTAACCTATTTAGTGATTTTAAAAGCAAGAAATTAGCAAAAGGTATTATTGCTGATCTTATATTAAGAAAGAAAAATCCAGAAGACTTTGACGCCTCGATGGAAGCGCTAAGAAATCTAAAGTCAATGGACGGATTAAGTATTGATATGGAAGTTGTATTAAAATCTGTTGGCTTAGAAGCAATTCAAAAGCAAATGGAAAATATAGAAACATTTAAAAAGACATTAGCAAAAGATGAAAAATATGCAGATGAAAAGGGTGGAACTGCGGGACTAGATCGTTTAGCGAAAGAAAATCCACAACTACAGGGTGCAGTTGAAGCATTAAAAGCAAATCAAAAAAGAATGGATGAGTTTAGAAAACTAGACCAGGAATCTCAGACCGAATATCTACAAAAACTTTCTGCTGGTGTAGTATATGAAGCAAATATTAAACAAGAGCAACTAGACGCCGACGCAGCAACATGGGCAAATATACAACTAGCAATGGACGAAAAGTATCAAAATCTTATAATTGGTAGTGAAAAATGGGAAGAAGCAAGACAAAAATTAATGGCAGAATATGCCACCAAAGAAGGAGTTGGAGATGCAAATGCTAGGGCGGTAGAAAAATTAGATCCAGTAGTTGTAAGTAGTATAACTCCTAAGACTGGTGGCAATACACCACTTGATAATGGTAAGGGAACTAATCCTCTAGATTTCTTAGATGACTTAGCACAAAGATTAAAGAATGTAAGAGATGGTGCGTTCAACGCAATGACACCATTAAAGTCTATCTTGGCATTATTTAATAGTAAGAAGGCTAAAAAAGATGTTGCTAATATGGTTACTCTATTTGATGGTTTGCAACATAGACTACTTAAACTTAAAGTTCCTGCAGAATTTAGAGATTATATTGCTAGTTTATCAAACGAAGATTTTAAGGCTTTAGCAAACCTTAAGGGCGATAAGCAACTATTTAAGTTTGCAAAAGATCCTAAAACTGGAAAAGAATTACCAAGAACAAAAGCAAATATTAGAGGACTAACTCGTACTGGTGAAGCAGTAATGCAAACCTACAGAGAGGTTCAATTAGGCGATGTTAATGTTGCACAAAAGGCAAAGATTTTAGAAATTCAAGACCAGCAAAAAGCATTTGATATGTTAGTCGCTAGTGGTATGAGTGCAGAAAATGCATTAGATCAAGTTCAAGATACTGCTATGGCTTCTGCAATTGCAATGGGAGCAGCAGGCAAGGCTGGCTCTAAGGAAATGAATCAGTTTGTAAAGGATATTAATTCTGCAACTGAAGCATCAAAGCGTTACGAAGTTATTTCAAATGTAATTAGAAAGAATGAAGAATTTAGAGCACAACAATCTATTCCAATGCTTGTATCTTCAATGAAGGCTCTCGGATATTCCACAGAACAAATCGATGAAGTCTTGTCGGATCCAGACTTAGCAAAACAATTAAATGAAGATCTTAAAGATGGAAAAATTGATGCACAGGCAATTGCAGATTACATTAACTCTATTCCAGCAAAAAAGATTATTGAAATTCAAACAAATATGAATAAGGGCGACTACGCAGCAGCAGCACAAGAAGGTATGGACTATGTAGATAGATTATTCCAGGTTCAAGAAAACTTAATCAGAACTGGTGCTGATTCAAGAAGTACTAAATTAGTTGATGATTTTAAGGCAAACGAAAGAGCGATTAAAGATAAAAACAAGCAGGCAGAAGGATTGCGTAGACAAATTGAAGGAATTCAAAAAGAAATAACAAAAATACAAAGAGATATAGATGAAACATTTAACAAGCCAATTGAAAAGATGCAAAAGCAAATTGATGTTAATCAAAGAGCGCTTGAAGTTGGTGGAGCATATAAGATTCAGGGTAAAGAAATGGTTCTTCCATATAAGTTATCTGGAAGATACATGGAAGAACTTAACCAAGAAAATAGTAAATTATCTAATGATTTAACTATTATTGGACATAAGTCAGAAGAAATAAATAAAAAGTATGATGATCAGGCTGAAGCATTAAGAAAAGTTAAAGAAGTTAATGATCAAATCATTCAACAACAAAAAGATCAACTTGATTTAGCAGATGCGATCACTAGTGGAGATATTTCTGCTGCTGCTCGTGCTGCCCAGCAATCCCGTGCCAATATGGCTGCAACATATGCTGACCAACAAATGGCTGCACTAGATCAGGCAAGACAAAATGAATTAGGTGGTTTGACAAATGATCAGGGCATGACTCAGGAACAAATTCAAGAAAGACAGTATCAGATAGGACAAGAACTATACAGAATTGAAACTAGCCCAGAACGAATGGCAATCAAGACTGAACAGGTAAGACTTGAAGACGAAATTTATAAATTAGAGCAACTTCGTGAAATTAAGTTAAAAGAAATTGAAGTAAAAGAAAAAGAAATATATGATATTCAGGTTAATAAACTTGAACCATTAGAAGAAGAAATAAGAATATTAGAAGATGCAAATGCTGAAATACAGGACCAAATTGATAAACTTGTTGAACAAATTAAAGTTCAGGGAATGTCAAAGGATGAGTGGGAAAGAATTAAGGCAAAGATAGAGGCCTCAGATCTTGCTGCCAAAAATATGGATGTTGCTTTAGCAGGACTACTTGCTGCTTCACAAGCAATTAGCAAAGAGTGGGATGCTATTCTTGCTAAGTTAAGAAGTTATTCAACAGTTTCTGCTAATGTCACAGCACAGGCAAATACATTTACTCAAACTGCAGCATCAAATGCTACTCAGAATCCAGTTACAGTTGCTCAAACTCAAGCCGAAAAAGATGCAGCCATGAAGGCTGAAATAGATAAATTAAGTAAAGAAGCAAAAGCAGCAAGTGGAAGAAATTATACAACAGATGCAGAAATGGATCGTATATTAAGTATAGTAGGTTCTCCATACGCTCCAAAAAATGATTCTGCTGCTTCCGCTCAAATGGATATAGATGAAAAAGCAAAAATTGCTAATATGAGGGCTGCACAGACACCCGTTCTTACTCCAGCAACAACTGTCATAGCAAATAGAAGACAGCAGTTTGGATATATTTCTAGCGGTGGATTAGTTCCTAAATATTTTGCTAGGGGTGGCTTTGCTAAGGGCACTGATACAGTACCTGCGATGTTAACTCCAGGAGAATTTGTTATGAGTAGATATGCAGTAGACTCGTATGGCGTTAATACAATGAAGGCTATAAATGGCGGTACAGCAATAGGCGACTCAGTGTATAATTATAGTATAAACGTTAATGTAAAGTCTGACGCTAATCCAGATGAGATTGCTCAGGCAGTAATGACAAATATACAGAGAGTTAATTCTCAGCAACTAAGGAGTGTTAGGTTATAATGGCTACTAGCGCATATATGACAGGTCGTCAAAAATATAGTAGACCACAAGCCATGCTTTGGTCTGACAATTCTGGAAAGTTAGAAAATGGTTTGTATGTTCCAAACGGGCTTGAAATAGGTTCTAACCCAGGAACAGAGACTGATCCAAATAATCTAGATCAATTTTTAATATTATCAGACCACAACAGATCTGCTATTGATTTCAATACCACTAGAATTGAAAAACGAGAAAGAATGATTAATGGTAGAATGAGATCTTACCATGTAGCCGATAAATTATCTATTAGTTTTAGTTATCAAAATCTACCATCTAGAGGATTTTGGCTTAATCCAGATTTTGATTCTCAAGGAAAAAGCGATAAGTTAAATCATACCGCAGATGGTGGTGCTGGCGGTGTTGAATTACTAGATTGGTATGAAAATCATAAGGGATCTTTTTGGTGTTATTTAGCATATGATAAATATTCTGTATTTGGAAAAGACGATGCTGCGTATGGACACTTACCACAATATAATCAATTAGTAGAAGTATTCTTTTCTAACTTTACATATAAAGTAAATAAAAGAGGACCAAATCTTGACCTATGGGATTTCTCTATTAGTTTGGAAGAGGCATAATGTGGCAAAGTGAAGAACTTAAAAAGCACATAGAAAACTCATCTGTTGTTAAAACACAGAGTGCCGTTATTGCTGAGTGGAACTTAAATTCACCAACAAATATTTTTAAAATTGGTAACTATAGGTATAGGCCAACAGTAGCAGATTCATTATATAAAACCATACCGTCTAACTTTGATCCTTTAGAAAATACAGATACACCAGTTAAATTTTACTACGGTGCTACAGATGCAGATGTTGTAATAGATGGTGGTATAGACCCAGAAGATAATAATACGCCTTTAACCTTAAAACCAAAAAAGGAAAGCATAAGGATGTTATATTCTTTAGAAGATTGCTTTAAAACTTTTAGGCCACGATCTGGAATAAATAAGGCTAGGTTTTTACCAGGCCAGTACTTGCATCACCCAAACATTAATATGTCTAATAGACCAAGATACTATATGCCAGATCCTAAAGATGTGTTTAAATACTGGACATCTTTTAGAACAGAGAACGGTATTGAATATGGAATATCTACCCTAAAAAATGGAGAATATTCTATAGAGGATACTGCCCCATTTGTTGTTTATAAAGAAGAAATCTCTGCTAATAGGGTAGTTATAAAAATGCAAACACATGTAGGAACTAAAGATTTGGGCACATTTACTTCTGCTTCTGAATCAATCTCAGACCCTTTTTACGGCAATGATAAAAAATCTACCCCAGTAAGATGGAAGGTTCAGGCATTAAAAAATAACTCGTGGACTGATTTAACTTCATTTACGCAGTCTTCTACAAGGTCAGACGGAACTCCTATTATCAAGGAAGATGGGTATGTAGAATTATCTTATGGCCTAATAGTTCCAAAGCAATACAGGGATATTTTTGTTTATGCAGAACAGTATTCATCTGATTCATTTTTACCAGAAAAATCAGTAAATGGTTATGCATATTTTATTGCCGAAAACGAAAACGATATAGGTCAATTCCATATTTGGCTTGATGAAATAAATGATTATAGAGTTTTTACCCCACAGTACGGATGGTACTTAGAAGAGTCAGAGGTTGATAGATTAACTAACTTTGTGACAGATATGACTAATCCTAATAAATATAAAAATGTAAATGGTTTAGATGTTTATAGAGAGTTTGATAAATTTAAGGGTATTAGATTAGTTATTGATACAATGAATAAGGCAAATTGTACATTTGATCTAATTGAAATTTCACCAAGGCTAGTAGCAAATATAACTGATAAGGTGCAAAATTTTTCTGTTAGGAAAAGTGCATCAGACCTTGGAGTAAGCGGTATGCCAGTTGGACAACTTTTGGCTTCTACTGGGTCTCTTTCTATCTTTGATTATGATGATGCCTTTAATCCAAATAACCCTAATAGTATTATTCAAAATTATATTAATAGGCATATTCAAATAAAGTTTTATGACATAGTATTTAATGTAGACGGTTGGGATTATTATGTACCTATTAAGACATTATATTCTGATGGATTTCCAAAAAAAGAAAATGCATCACAAACTGTTTCCTTAGAGTTAAGAGATTTATTTTTTTATTTTGAAAACTTAACTGCGCCACAGACATTAATGACAAGCGTATCAATTAGTTCTGCTGTAGCAATGCTACTCGACTCTATTGGGTTTTCTAATTATACTTTTAAGAGAATAGATGGAGAAACAGAAATGATTATTCCATTTTTCCATATAGAACCAGACAGCAGCGTGGCAGAGATTTTAAGAAACCTTGCAATTTCATCACAGACCGCTATGTTCTTTGATGAGTACAATAACTTTGTAATGATGAGTAAAGATTATATTATGCCTACCATAGAGCAAAGACCAACAGACCTAGTGCTTTCTGGAAATGATCCTAAGAATGCTAATGATATTTTGCCAAATATTATGGAAATAGCATCTGAAGATAATCAGGTTTATAATGATGGAAGAATTAATTATCCCGAAAGATATATTCAAAGATCAGTCGGTAGTATTAAGCAAGCAAGTTTAATTGACATGGATAGAAATTGGATATACAAGCCAGTGCTTCTTTGGGAAGTTTCTGGAACCCAGAATACAAAATCAGTTAATAATGAAAGCGGGAATCAATCCACTTACGTACTAAGTGCAATTCCTCTTAACTCTAATTTATCTGATAAAGTTCCTAGCGTTGTCAATAGACAGATTGTAGATAATGTTATGGATCTTGGAGAAGGAATTTATTGGATTGCTAGATATAATGGATACTTTTATTCAAATGGAGAAATTATAAAGTATGATGCAGTAGAATATAATATTTCTGGAGTTGGAAATGTTTGGGTTAGTAGCACGAGAGAATACGAATATTATTTTTCACAATTACCATTTAATGGAAAAATGTATCCTACAGGGCTTGTGAGAATATACTGTGAGTCAAATTATGAAGAAGTTAATGGATTTTTAAAATTAAAAAATGGTGCAGTTGCAAAGCATGGTCGTGGTCAATTTGGAACAGCAATTACATCGCATAATGCTGGACTAGACCCATATTGGAGAAGTGATGCTAATGTTCGTGGTTGCACAATGGAATCAAAGTATTTATTTGAAAATAACTTAACGCTTCCAGCAACTACTACAGGTCCTGCAGGTATTAATAATGACCTGGCCAAAAAGACAACACGAAATGGTGTTATTAGAAACTTTATGGCTGCTACATATAATTCTGAATCAGATGTAAATAACTTCGCAGAAACAAAACCTGGAACAATTCAGTCTTCTGCTTTAGTTATGCAGGGGCCATCAATTCCAGTAACATTAAATAAAAGAGATTTTATTTCTTATATTTATAAACCATTAAGTAACAAGTTTAAGCATTTTGGCACAAGAATGAGAATTATAGGAAAGATTGAAAAAAATGCCAATAGATCACAGACAGCAAATGGCAGTACAAACTATATTGTTATTCCAGGACTAACTCCAGATAAAGATATTGCTATCTCTGGTGGCGGTGGTGGCTTGGCTATTATGATTAACCCAGAAACTAATAATGGATATTATCTTGAGTTAAGTGCACTAGGCAATTCTAATATATCTGCATTAGAAAAACAAAATGTTCATAATGTTATGTTCTATAAAATTAAAAAGGATGCTTCTTCCTCAAGTGCTATACCAGTTAAATTATGGGAGGGACTTGGAAAGATTATTGTAGATGATGGTAGGTTCACTGGCCAGTATAGAATGGCTGCCGAACAAAATGTCACAGTTTATGATATTGGAATTGAATATGAGGAACTAGGAAGTTCTAGAGTATTTCATTTATACATGAATGGTTCGCTTTTAACTACAGTTGTTGACCAAGATCCGTTGCCAGTTTATAACAATATGGCTTTGTTCACTAGAGGCTCTTCAAGATTAATGTTTGAAAACATATATGCTTTAGCAAATAATTATAGCCAAAATGCTGTATTTGCTTTAGACACACCAGTTAATAGTATTTTTGATGATGAGATTAATGCAACAGAATCGTTTCGTAAATATGCAATGAGCGGAGTTGTTCAAGGCACCTATTTGTCTGGTATTAGCAGTTCTGAGCCACCAAAATATAGCATGTACTTTGATGAGTTTGGAACCATTATGAGAGAGGCAGCAATATTTAATATTAAATATGATAAGGCTTACCCAGCATTATACGCAAAGATGTCTCCCACATTTAATAAAATAAAGGGGTATACCGTCTCTGGATTTAGGGCTGGTTCATATGGAGCAGAGTTTATGGTGTTTAATGCAACTGATACTGCACTAAGCCTAGATGAAACTACTGGTAACTACTTAAGAATACAGGGTATAACATTTACACAACAGTCGAATGGCGAGTTAACCGTCGATCAGTATTATTCTAAAAATAGTTCGTTTTCTGATCCACAAATTGAAGGAACAAATGTTGTTGTTTCTCCATTCAAGATTAAAAAAGATTATGAAGATATTAAGTTAAGCAGAATGACTTACGGCAAAAAAGACTTTTCTATATCAACTCCGTACATTCAAACACAAGATGAGGCAAATAATTTAATGAAATGGTTATTGTCAAAAACTATAAAGCCAAGAAAATCTTTAGGTTTAAAAATTTTTTCTAATCCAATGATTCAGTTAGGAGACATAGTATCTGTTAAATATACTAAGGATAATATTGATAAGGTTTTAAATTCCAGATATGTTGTTTATTATATGGAATATCAGAAGGGTCAGAATGGCCCAGACATGACGGTATATTTAAGTGAGGTTCTGTAATGGCAGTTAATGCAACACCACCAATTCCTAATGCAACATCTAGCACACCCAAGCCACTTCCAGTTAAGGTTGCTACACCAGAATTAATTATTCAGCCATCAGAAACTGTACCTATCGAGATAATGACAGATCTAGTATTTGAGGATATCGGTGGTCAAGAATTAATCAATATTGCAAGAAATGACTTGGTTAATGGACAGGACGTTATCTATAATCCTATTAAAAATCTTAGTGCCATATTTTTTCAATATAATCCACAAAATGTTTTGGCATTACAAAAAACCTCAGAATCATATTTTAGAAACTTTCCTATTAAACTAGGTGACAAAATACCAGAATGTGGTACAGGATATACCCTTAATCCAGAAGATGCAGACCTAGACATAACCAAGCAAAGACAAATTCCAAATTGTAAGATAGTGTATACAGACCCTATAACAGGAGATCTCATAATTAATGTTATTAATATGAATAAAGAAGAGCAGGTTGAAGTGCAGATTCTGCAGCAAGGAATCGTACTTAATGCTACAATATATGAGGTGAATGAACTATGATAACTGACAGTGGTAAAAATATAATAGCAAAATACTTGGTGGGTCAGTCACCAGCCTACGCATCCTACATTGCCGTAGGCTGTGGAGCCAAGCCGTTAGACCCAGATCCAGAGGTGCCATTCGGAGATTATTCTAATCAAACCTCGTTGGACTTTGAAATGTTTCGTGTTCCTATTACATCAAGAGGATATATTAAAGATGAAGATGGGGTTGCCAAAATAGTTTTAACTGCAGAACTTCCAACAGAAGAAAGATATGAAATTTCTGAAATTGGTGTTTATTCTGCAGGATCAAATCCCACAGCAGGTGCTTATGATAGTAAAACATTATTTTCATTTTCTGAGTCTGAAAATTGGAAATACAATAATCAAACAGCGTTAACTCCAAAGTATCAACCATTGGATACAACTGGAACTAGTGGTGAAATTCACATTAAAAATAATGACGGTCAAGATACTATGGCGTTTTCTACAAATGCAAATAATAGAATTTTTACTAACCCTGAAAGAGTTGAAAGGTACGAAAGATGTAGATTTTTAAACAACATTGTAATCGCTAATGGCTCAATGTCAAATTTATCTACAGAAGTTGATTCTAATAATATAACAAGATTAAAGGTAAATGCTGGTAGTAATTATATAGGTATTAAGGGAACATCTTTAAACCTTGACAAGAATGCGCCAACCGATCAGATAAGATTGGCGTTTTCTGTTGTAAATAAAAATAAAGTTGATGTAGAGCCAGTTAATCCAAATAAAGTATATATTTTAATAGAATTTTCTAATAGTGATGTTTATGGCGAGGGACAATGGGCTAGATTTGAAGCAATTGTAGATTCTTATGATTTTGCAACAAACAGATATTTGGTTATTTCAAAAGAGTTGCAAAATTTAAGAACCAGTTCAGATGGTTTTAGTTGGGACGCTGTTAATACTGTCAAAATCTATGCCTCAGTTATTAAAAATAATCAGATATCTGATGACTTTTACATTTGTTTTGATGCAATAAGATTAGAAAATGTTACATCAATCAATCCACTTTATGGGTTGGTTGGCTATTCTGTAATTAAAAATACAGATGCAGCAACAATTATTAAAGAATCTAACACAACTAGTTATATTGAATTTAGATTTGGGATGAATATAAACAATGGCTGATCAAGGTATTAAAAAAGTTATTGTCTCAAAATCTTCCTTGCCACCAGCAGGAAAAGATGGTGAATATTTAGTTCGATATAGGATAGTTTCTGAAGATAAAAATAGATACTCACACTGGTCACCAATTTACAAAGTTTTTGCAAAAACATTACCAGAAAACTTTAATCCACAAAACAATGGCACGATTGAAAAGGTAGGATCAATAGTCATGGTTGCTTGGAACATGTTTGAAAATACATCATTATATGATATATTTGTAAAATATGACAATGATACCAATTATGTATACCATGGATCATCTGTAACTAATTCGTATTCTATTATTAAAGAAATTAATAAAAATACTATTCATATTGCAGTTCAATTAGGCAGAGTTATTAAAGAAGAGGTCGCTAATAATACCGTCTATGCTGGAACTTTAAGTTTGGTATAATATACTAGGAGGAAATATGGCAACAATACCACTACCAGAACGAGGACAACCTTTAGATGTCAATTATATTTATGCCTTAGCAAATGCTATTAATGAGGTAACAAGGCAGGTCTCGCCATCATCTTCTAAGTACGTAACTATTGATACTCCTGGGGATGGCCCAAGATCAGTCAAGGCTTCAGATACAAGAATTATAGGAACAGAAAAGGTAGTAGTCACCAATGCGTCAAAAAATATAGGTGACGAAGAACCATTTGAATATGTATTTCCTGCAGAATTTAAGTTTAAGCCAATTGCAACTGCCACACCAGTTAATATTGGACAAACAAATGCTGGAGAAAATGTTTCAGTAGTTTTAAAAAGCGTTGGCACTTCTAGAGTAGAAGGGTTAGTTAGATTTAATGAAACTGGAAACTTGTCTGTCTCAGTGCACATACTTGTTGTTGGCATACCTCTTTAATGATAAAATGTACAAAATGTTTTCGCAAAATGTTAGTAGACAGGATGTACAGTTCGATTTCTCATTTAGAAATTTATTGTTTAGTATGCGGATCAAGAAAGTTTTTTCATCCGCCATCTGAGTCGGAGGAAGGCAGATGGCTACTAAAAAAGGAAATAGAACGAGCGAAGAGTACAATGTCGCCCCTGTAATTCCTGGCAATAAAAAGGTTTGGTTTTTAAATAAAGATTTAGTTAGAATTGTGCATTATAACAGATCTAATGGCATTATGTCAATCTATAATATTAATAAAGATAGATTAGAGAGTTGTTTAATTAGTGATTTTAAAACAAAAAGAGAAAGAGCGTATACAGTTGGAGAAACTGCTGATCTTGTTAATAGACATAAAAAGTATATGCCTTCATTAATGAAGCGTGGAATTATACCATTTCCTACAGGCTCACAAAAGGGTGGTGCAAGAGGATGGCAGGTAAGATCTTATTATTCTGAATCGCAAGTAAAAGAGATTCGTGATATACTGGCTACGTACCATATTGGTAGACCAAGAAAAGATAATTTAATAACAAACGATATCACTCCTACAAAGGCTGAGTTGACTAGACGCATGGGGGATGGTATACTTACATATACAAAGACTGAAGATGGTAGGTTTATACCTATTTGGGGAGAAAGCATATGAGTCATATCTTTACTAAAGATGAATTTGGTAAAGATTTATTGCTAAATGTTGATACTGGATATCAAACAATGATGGAGTGGGAAAAGCCCTACATGAAAGCAATTATAGATGTTCTTAAGCCAACGGGTCATGTCCTTGAGGTTGGTTTTGGAATGGGTTACTCTGCTGATGAAATCCAAAAACATGATATATTATCACATACTATTATAGAAAGTGACCCTATTGTTTTAGAAAAATTAAAAAAATGGTCTGTTGCACAAAAAAACAAAGTAATAATAGTTGAAGGAACTTGGCAAAATAAAATACAACATCTTGGAAAATTTGACTCTATATTTTTTGACGATTCACCAAACGATAACCATCCAGATCCAGATCATAATAGGGTTTACTTATTTTACTACAATGTACTGTCTAACAATGTTAATGTTGGATGCCGCATGTCCGTATATTGTGACGCTCCAGTATACTGGATATGTGGTCCAGATATTGAATATAGTATGCATAAAGTGAATATAGAAATAGCAGAAAATGCTACTTATATACAAGAAAAAAATCATAAAAATACTTTATATATACCTATAATGATTTTTAAATATGGAACAGTAAAAGATTTTGTTCCAATATATTTAGATAAACAATACAACTCTGGATTCTTTAAAAGTTTGACAAGTTAGGCAATTGGCTGTATACTTATAAAAAAGGAGATAAAATGGAAAATGAACTAACAAAGGTATCAGTAACACTTGGATATACAATCAATCTTGGAAATTTTCAGTCATTAAGATTAGATTTAGGCGTTGTAGATTCAAAGCGTGATGGAGAAAATACAGATCAGGCTTTTGAACGTGTATACAAATTTGTTGAAGACAAGTTAACAGAAAAAATATCAGAAGCAAAGGTTGAACTAGAAGAAAGCAATTAGTGTGACAGACAAACAGAAGCGACTGGCTCTGTTAAGTAGGTTTGATAAACACTATAAGTTTAAACTAGGACAGAAGCCACAATACAATAAGTGGGTTGAGCAGTGGTCTGCTGATGCACTTATCGAGTCCTATGGACTTGATCTTTGCTATGAACTACTAGAGTATTATTTTGATGTAACAGAAAATCCAACATGGAGTCATTTTGCATACATAGCACATGATATACTAGAAGCAAAGCAACAATATGCAAAAGATATAGAAGAACGAAAAGAGCGTCGTAGAAAGGCTAAGGATTGGCTAGATGAATAATACAGAATCAAAACTAATCTCAGCCGTATTAAAAGACAAGCAGGCACATGTTTTGCTTCAGGCTAATATAGAAAATATACTAACCACACATGTAGATGTTTGGCAGTTTATTAGAAAATACTATGAAGCAAATGCTACGGTTCCGCCAACAGAGTTAGTTGTAGAAAAGTTTAGAGACTTTGAGCCTATAAGCGGTGTTGGTGCCACTAAGCATCACCTTGAAGAATTGCAGGCAGAATATTTAACAAATAGTCTTAAAGATATTATTAGGTCTGCAGCAACAGATGTTCAGGGTGGACAAGGTTTAGATGCATTAGAATCTTTGATTACAAAGACTGCAGAACTTAGAAAAAATACAGCAGCCATTCGTGATATTGATGTAACAGATTTAGACTCTGCTGTTGCATACTTTGAAAATCTTAAGAAACAACAAGAGGCAGGCGCATTAGGAATTAAGACTGGTCTTCCAGGGTTTGATAACTATTTACCCTCTGGAATCATGCCAGGGCAGTTAGGAGTCTTCCTTGCATATCCAGGCATAGGAAAGTCATGGTTGTCTCTCTATTTCGCTGTACAGGCCTGGAAACAGGGTCGTAGCCCAATGATCATAAGTCTTGAAATGTCTGAGGTAGAAGTTCGTAACCGTGTATTTGCAATCATGGGTGAGGGAGTTTGGTCACATAGAAAACTCAGCGCTGGAATGGTTGAGATGGACATGCTTAAATCTTGGCACACAAAGCACGTAACTGGAAAACCAGAGTTCCATATTATTTCAAATGATACAGGTGGAGACATAAACCCTATGGTGCTTCGTGGAAAGATTGATCAATATAAACCAGACTTTGTTATTGTTGACTACTTACAATTAATGTCCCCAAACCAAAAATCTGATAATGAAACTATCCGTATGAAAAACCTATCTCGTGAACTTAAACTTATGGCTATCGCAGAAGAGGTTCCAATTATTGCTATTTCATCTGCTACACCTGATGATGTTACTAAGTTAGATACCGTGCCTACACTGGGTCAAACTGCGTGGTCACGACAGATCGCCTACGACGCAGACTGGGTACTCGCTCTGGGCAGGGCATCTAATAGTGATATTATTGAATGTGTATTTCGTAAGAACCGTAATGGTTTTATGGGAGAGTTCTTAGTTCAGGCTGATTTTGACAAGGGATATTACAGGTATAAAGATTATGAAGATAAGTCAGTATAATATGCCACATGGAAACATTTCCACACAAGGCCATAAAGCGGTTTGGGCTGGACGGGATCATCGTTGATGACTCAGCCATATACAGACTGCAACAAGAATATATCAGATTACTGGTATCAGAAATGCGCCTATCTGGATATGCTCCAAGATTTGACATTAATCCAGAATTTACATTATCATATAACGAACAAAAAAATTACTTTGACTTTGAATTAAGCGTATACGGAATATATATAGGGAGAAAAAAGGCAGAATGGATATTAGGGATAGACGGAACCAGACCAATTTATACACAGCCAGTCAAGTTAAAAGAGTACTCGCAGGATCTGGCGTAACTGTAGAAAAAGAAGCAGAGTCTGAGTACATAGTATTTTGTCCATTTCATTCTAACCATCGTACTCCTGCTGGAGAAATAAATAAATATAGCGGATTGTTTTTTTGTTTTTCCTGTGGCAAAACTGCAGACCTAATAGAATTAGTTATGCATTTTTCTAACAGAACATATTTTGAATCTGTTAGATTTATTAAAAGCAAAGAGGTCGAAACAGATATCTTATCTGAGATAAATTCTAAGTTAGTAAATAAAGAAGAGTGGACGGAGTTTGATACCTCTATTGTTCAAAGACTTCATGACCAAGCAGTTGTTTCCGAAAGAGCAAAAGAATATTTTATAAAAAGAAAAATAACTAAAGAGTCTGCAATAAAATTTAAATTAGGATATTCTGAAACACAAGATATGATATGTATCCCAGTTCATAACAGCGACGGCCTGTGTGTAGGTTTTGTCGGCAGATCTATTGAAGGAAAAGAGTTTAAGAATACTCCAAAACTTCCAAAGTCAAAAGTACTATTTAATTTAAATAGAGTCAAAACAGCATCAAGAGTTTATGTTGTAGAATCCTCATTTGATGCTATTAGGTTAGACCAAGTAGGTTTTCCAGCAGTTGCTACACTTGGTGCCAATGTATCATCAAAACAAATAGACTTGCTTCAAAGATACTTTAGTGATATAATAATTATTGCTGATAACGATGAGGCTGGCGGTAACATGAAAGAAAAAATAGTTGAAAGGCTAGATGGAAATGTTACTGTAATTAACTTAGATAAACAATATAAAGATATAGGCGATATGGATGATAAGTCAATAAAAGAACTGGAATATCAGTTTGACAAATCAATAGTATCTATGCTAAACTAGAAAAAACAAAGGAGAAAAACTATGAGCGTTATTAAGGGACTAAAAAATATTAATGCCCTGCTCGACAAAAAAGCAGATGAAACTGGACCAAAGGTTAAGTGGCTTAAACTAGCCGATGGACAGGCAGTCAAAATTAGATTCATTGAAGAATTGGATGAGGATTCTGCAAACTATAATGAAAAGCGTGGTCTTGCACTTGTTGTTAAAGAACACACAAATCCAAAGGACTATAAGCGTAAGGCTGTAGACACAATGGATACTGAAGGCCGTGACTGGGCTGAAGAAATGTATCGTAAAGATCCAAGGGGCAATAGTGGATGGCGTGGCCGTCTTCGTTTTTATTGCAACGTACTTGTAGATGATGGAATTGAACCAAATCCTTATGTGGCTATTTGGTCTATGGGCGTAAGCAAGCAATCATCATTTAATACTATTCGTGAGTATGCTCTCGAAACTGGTAGCATCTCAAATCTAACATGGAAGTTAAAGCGCAATGGTCAGGGTACAGAAACATCATATACCTTGATTCCATCTGCTCCAGATAAGGAGCCTTTTAACTGGGAAGGTATCGAACCATATCAACTAGAGAAGGCTTTGCGTCGTGTTCCATATGCGGAGCAAGAGGCATTCTATCTAGGCTTTGATTCGCCTTCATCTACATCAGCGACGAATATCGACTGGTAGTAGATGAATTACGTACCACTACACTTACATACTCACTTTTCACTGTTCGATGGTATTGGGTTGCCATCTGAATATGTAGATCGTGCTACAAAATTGGGTATGCCTGCAATAGCGATTACAGACCATGGCTCCCTTTCTGGCCACAGAGAAATGTATCGTGTTGCTAAAGCAAGTGGTATCAAGCCTATTCTTGGCATAGAAGGTTATATGTGTGAAGATCGCTTTGATCAAAGAGACAAGGCAGATCGCACTACTCCACTAGACATGGTTTATAACCATATAATCCTTCTAGCCAAGAATAAGGTAGGTTTAGAAAACCTAAATAAGTTAAATGAAATTGCTTGGACAGAAGGATATTATAAGAAGCCACGAATTGACTTTGAAGTACTCTCTAAGTATAAAGAGGGCATAATTGTTTCTTCTGCATGCCCAAGTGGTATTGTTGCTAAGTCGATTGAACTTGGTGAACTTGGTATGGCAAAGAAATATATTAAATGGTTTAAAGAAGAGTTTGGCGATGACTACTATCTTGAAGTAATGCCACACAATGACTATACTATTAATCAAACAATATTACAATTAGCAGATGAGTTTAAGATTAAGCCAATAGTAACTCCAGACTGTCATCATGTTGATCCATCTCAAAAAGAAATTCAGGAGTTAAAACTTATCCTGAACACATACTCGAATAAGATTCAGAAGGACGCTACATATGAAAAGTCCAAAAAACAAGGCGACTTGATGAAGCGTCTTGATTATTTATACGGTGCAGATAGACAAATGTCATTTAATAAGTTTGACATTCATCTTCTTTCATATGAAGAGATTCAGGCCGCTATGGAAAAGCAGGCAGTATATAGAACTGATATATATGAAAATACAGTTGAACTTGCAAATAAGATTGAGGACTACGATATTAAGGATGGGCTAAATCTTTTACCAGTTCAATATAAAGATCCAGATAAGCAACTTAGGGAGTTGGCAATGTCTGGTTTGGCAGAGAAGGGTCTTGACACAAATCAAGAATATATTGACAGACTTGATGAAGAGTTAAAAGTAATTCAGGACAAAAAGTTTGGACCTTACTTTCTTGTTGTGCAGAGTATGATTTCTTGGGCAAAGAAAGAGGGAATCATGGTTGGTCCAGGTCGTGGATCTTCTGCTGGATCTCTACTATGCTACGCACTTGGCATTACAGACATTGATCCAATCAAGCATGGACTTTTGTTCTTCCGATTTATTAATCCAGAGCGTAATGACTTCCCAGATATTGATACAGATATTCAAGATTCTAGGCGTGATGAAGTTAAAGATTATCTTGTTAGACAATACAAGCATGTTGCTTCTATTGCAACATTTCTAGAATTTAAAGATAAAGGTGTAGTACGAGATGTTGCTCGTGCATTAAATATTCCATTGGCAGATGTAAACAAGGTTTTGAAATTAGTAGATACTTGGGATGAGTATTGCACTTCAAAAACCACTGCATGGTTTAGAGAGAAATATCCAGAGGTAGAACAATATGGAGAACAACTTCGTGGTCGTATTAGAGGTACTGGCATACACGCTGCTGGTGTTGTCACTAGTAAAAATCCTATTTTTAGGTACGCACCGATGGAGACACGTAATTCTCCTGGTTCCGATGAGCGTATTCCTGTTGTGGCGGTGGACATGGAAGAGGCTGAAAAAATTGGACTCATCAAGATTGACGCACTTGGACTCAAAACATTAAGTGTTATTAATGATACTATTAAAATAATTAAAGAACGAGAAGGCACTGAGATTGATTTGCTAAAGATTGATATGGAAGATCAAAAGGTATATCAGATGCTTTCTGAAGGATATACAAAGGGCGTGTTTCAATGTGAAGCAACTCCATATACAAACCTTCTTATAAAGATGGGTGTAAAAAATCTAGCAGAGTTATCCGCTTCAAATGCTCTTGTGCGCCCAGGCGCTATGAATACCATTGGCAAAGATTATATTGAAAGAAAGCACGGTAGACAGGCAGTAAACTATCTGCATCAAACAATGAAACCATTCACAGAAGAAACATATGGGTGTATCCTATACCAAGAGCAGGTCATGCAGGCTTGCGTTCAACTTGGAGGTATGTCTTGGTCTGAGGCTGATAAGGTTCGTAAGATCATTGGTAAAAAGAAAGATGCTAGAGAGTTTGATGCGTTTCGTGATCGTTTCGTTGACGGTGCTTCTAAGTTTATTAGCCCTAATCAGGCTCGTGATTTATGGCATGACTTTGAGGCGCATGCGGGTTATTCGTTCAACAAGTCTCATGCGGTTGCTTATTCTACGCTCTCGTATTGGACGGCATGGTTAAAGTATTATTATCCAATTGAGTTTATGTACTCATTGCTTAAAAACGAAAGGGACAAAGATGCGAGAACTGAATATCTTATTGAAGCGAAAAGAATGGGGATTAGCATTAAACTACCTCACATTAACGATTCGGATATTGATTTTAAAATTGAGGGTAAGGGTATTCGGTTTGGATTGTCGGGGATCAAGTTTATCTCTGATAAAATTGCAGAACGATATCTATCGGCACGACCTTTTAAGTCTTTCGAGGAAGTTAAAACCTTTACATTTACGAAAGGTAATGGAGTCAACAGCAGAGCGCTAGAGGCATTAAGAGTTATTGGTGCTGCTACATTTCCAGATAATCCAAGAAATGACAATGAGATTCGTGAAAATCTTTATGAGTATTTAGGTTTGCCAGAGTTTACGCAAACAGTTCCTTCACATTTCCATGCCTTTATTAATCCAGTAGAGGATTTTGAAGAAAAAGGATCATTCATTCTTATGGGTATGGTCAAAGGAATTAAGCGTGGTAAAGGTTGGAGCCGTGTAGAGATATTAGATAAGACTGGAAGCATAGGGGTATTTGATGAAGAACAAACTACAATTGAGGCTGGACGAAGTTATATTGCACTCTGTTCTGATAATAGAATTGTTTCTGCTGTTCCTGTAGACGAAATAAAAGGTTCTGATGCAGCACTAATTAAGTTTTTAAATTATAGAATGTTGCCATACAAAGATGAAGAGTTATTTGTGGTATCATTTAAACCAAGAGTAACGAAAGCAGGAAAGAAAATGGCATCACTGACTCTGGCAGATACCTCCAGAGAATTACACTCTGTGACAGTATTTCCTACGGCATTTCCTAAAGCCTATATGAAAATACAAGAGGGACAAGCATATAAATTTGAATTTGGTAAGACCAAAGACGGTACCGTAATATTGGAGGATGTAAATGTCGGTTAGCCTTGAAGATGTATTAGCACAATTAAATCCCAAACTACGTAAAAGTATTTTGGTTGGAGATGAAGTTCCTAAGACTGAGTATGCAGTAACACCAAGTTATGGACTTAATCGTGCACTAAATGGAGGACTGCCATACGGTAGACAGGTTTTGGTATGGGGAAGCAAGTCAAGCGCCAAGTCGTCATTATGCCTACAAACAATTGCTCTTGCACAAGCAGAAGGAAAAGTATGCGCTTGGATCGATGCAGAAATGTCATATGATAAAGATTGGGCTTCCAAGTTGGGCGTAGATACATCTAAACTAATTGTTTCTCAAGCAAGAACGATTAATGAGATGGTTGATATAGGTGTTAGTTTGATGGAGGCTGGTGTAGATATTATTGTGGTTGACTCAATTACATCTTTGCTGCCAGCCATTTATTTTGAAAAAGATTCTACAGAACTTAAGCAATTAGAAAATACTAAGCAGATAGGTGCTGAATCTCGTGACTTTAGTAACGCATGGAAGATGCTTAACTATGCAAATAATAAAGTTAAGCCAACCTTACTGCTTTTAATTAGTCAATCACGAAATAATATTAACGCAATGTATACAAGCCAGCAACCTACAGGCGGTCAGGCTACTAAGTTTTATTCATCCACAGTTGTAAAACTGTTTTCATCTGAATCAGAAAATCAAGCAATAAAGGGGAAGATATATGTTGGCGACAAGGCTATTGAAGAGAAGATTGGCAGAAAGATTAGATGGGACCTCCAGTTTTCTAAAACCAGTCCTGCTTTTCAGTCTGGTGAATATGATTTCTATTTTAGAGGCGATACTTTGGGCATTGATGGGATCGCTGATCTTGTTGACACTGCTGAATTAATGGGCATAGTAGAACGCACTGGTGCATGGTATTTATTACCAGATGGTTCTAAGGTTCAGGGTAGAGATGGATTTATTAATAAAGTAAGAGAGGATCTTGATCTACAGGATATGATTAAGAATAAACTTAGTGGATAAATACTCAATATATGAGGGTAAGTTTCCTTGTAAGACCTGCAAAAAAGAAGTTAAAACAATGAGAGTTTATGTGACTACTGGTATGGCTACTTGGATGTGCCCAGACAAACATTTATCCGAAGTTCAATTATTTAAAGTTGGATATAAGAAAGTTAAAAAACATGAGTGAGAGATCTGAAAGTAAAAGAATAGGAGCAAAGCAGCATAAGAATTCTGGTAGAAATACTAAGAAGGGCGATGCCACTTGGGAAAACTTTACAGTGGACTTTAAGGAGAACTCAAAATCTTTTACACTAAATCACGAGGTCTGGGCAAAGGCAGTTACGGATGCCATCAGGAACGGCAACGATCCAGCGATAGTCGTGGTGTTGGGCGAGGGTAACAAGAAAATCAGACTTGCTATAATAGAGTTAGAACTACTAGAACAGATGGTGAATAATGGAACAGAATAATACAACGCTTGAAATGGTAAATGGTTTGACCGAAATAGCAGACTACATGAAGGATGAAGAGTTAACTACTGCCCTTACTTTTATTGCTAAATTAATTATTAAGCCAGATATCCCAATGAATGTTGCGACATTAGAAATAGTAAGGCTGCAGGCAATCGCAGCCAAAATGGCCTTTAGGGCAACATGGATGGCTAATGTGGATAAGTCAGATCGAGGTAAAAAGAATATTTACTACACGGCAGCAGAGTCTATTAACAGTCTTGTTTCTGCTCTTAAGTACATCATTAAGTGATATCTGCTATAATTAAGATAACAAAAGGATAATAATGACAAAAAATTTACTTAAACAAGTAATGATTAAAGAAAATAAAAATGTTAATGTCATAAACGAAGATGTTAGTTTTGCGGATGGTTTAGTAGAAAAAATCCAGGCTGGATATACTGCAAATTTAAAACCATATTTTCATAAAAAGAAAAATTTTACAGCATCTGGATTAACATACGGTGCTGGAGAGTGTCCAAGATATTGGCATCTTAGTTTTGATGGTGCGGTAGTACACGATGATGCAGACGCATACGGCGTGGCTAATAGAACAAATGGAACATACGGACATCAAAGAATTCAGGATGCAATTGCAGCAACAGATTTATTGGATCCAGATATGGAATTTGATAAATTACCAAGACCGTCGTATATTAAAGAACAAACACATCCAGCAATGGAATTTAGGGTTAATGGAGATGACCCACCATTTAATGGATATGGCGATGTTATGCTTAAACTTAACAACGAGAGAGTTGTTGGAGAAATTAAGACAATGCCAAATGAAGGATTTGAGTACAAAAAGAAAAGCGGAAAGCCTAAAAAGGCTCATCTTATGCAGTTGCTAATTTATATGAAATTCTGGAAAGTTAGTAAAGGTGTATTAATTTATGAAAATAAAAATAATCATGAGTTATTAACTTTACCAGTAGTAGTAAACGATCATTACCGTCGGTGGGTAGACCAGGCATTTGATTGGATGCGAGAGGTATATAAGAATTGGAAAGATCAACAACTTCCACAGAAGCCATATCGATCTAATTCTAAAATATGTAAGGCTTGTCCAATTCAAAAAGCATGTGCTGAAGCAGAGACAGGGGTAATTAAACTTAAACCTCTGGAGTTGCTGGAAGATGAAGAGTTGTAGATGGTGTGATCACACATTTGAATCTAATATATCCTATCAGATATATTGTTCAGAACAATGTAGAGAACAAGCCACCAAAGAAAAAATTGCACAAAGATATATTCAGACTAGACGACAAAAGCGTAAGGGTAAGAATAGAATTTGTAAGCAATGCGGTGAAAAATTATCTATATATAATGATGAGCCATTATGCAACCAATGTCTAATTAATCCGTCAGATGTTAAAAAGGCTTTAAAACAAGTAAAGGGACTGTCAAATGACAAAGGCAAAAGAAACAGATAGATATGTAAACGGGGTTGTGCCACATATTCCTGGTGTTATCTGTTCAATAGATGCTAGTACCAATAATCTTGCTTTTGCAATCTATTCATATAAAAAATTAGATTGTTATGGAAAAATAACATTTGAGGGAAAAGATGTATATCAAAAAATAATTGATGCTTGTAAAAAATCAAAAGCATTATTTGACTATTATAATTTAGTAGAGGCTATTGTTATTGAGCACACCGTTTTTATGAATTCCCCTAAAACAGCAGCAGACCTTGCCCTTATTCAGGGAGCAATACTTGGTGGTGCTGGATCTGCTGGTATTCAGATTATCGGCAAGGTATCCCCAATAACATGGCAAAATTATTTAGGAAATAAAAGACTAACCAAAGAAGAGCAAATACAAATTAGATCTGCTAATCCTGGAAAGTCAGACTCTTGGTATAAGTCCTACGAAAGAGATTTTAGGAAACAAAGAACAATAAGATTACTTGATGTTATTTATGATAAAAAAATAACAGACAACGATGTTGCAGATGCATGCGGAATAGGCCATTGGTCAATCAATAATTGGGATAAGGCTATTGGGGTTGACAAGGAGTAGTCATGGGTGCTAAACTATATACAAATGAACTATGGCTTAAAAAGAGATATCATTTTGATAAGAAATCTCCAGAGGACATAGCAAAAGAATGTGGGGTAAGCGTGGAAACTATTTATGTGTACCTTGCTAAATTTGGATTAAGGAAGTCAAAAAGATGAAGCCAGTATTTCCAGATGTAAAAAATTTTAACTGTCAAGATTTATATTTATTAACTGTTGGCACCTCTGCTGGAAAAGAGATATGGGAATCATGCCATGAGATAGCACATATGCTAATTAAGAAAAACATAGCCTATGGCAACTCAGCACTTGAGCCTGTTCGTATTTTTAGTAAAGCAGATGCAAGGGAACAACTTCATGTCCGTATTGATGATAAGTTAAGTAGAATTATGCGTGGCACAGCCTTTGTTGGCGACAATGATATTGATGACTTGATCGGCTATCTTGTTTTGCTTAAAATAGCAAAAGCAAAAGAGTTAGGATACCAGGAGGATTACGGACTTGTCGACTGAAGAAGATTTAATTAAACATCTTGATGAGATTAATACCGTTGTAGGAGAATATCTAAAAGGTAACGACGCAACTAAAATTTCTAAAGATCTTGCTATTCCAAGAACTCGTGTAGTTCAGCATATTAATGAGTGGAAAGTCATGGCCTCTGCTAATGATGCTATTCGTGCTCGTGCAAAAGAAGCATTAGCAGTTGCAGATACACATTATAATAAATTAATTTCAAAGTCTTATGAAGTTATAGACGAAGCCTCAATGACAAATAACTTAGGTGCAAAAACTCAGGCAATTAAACTTGTTATGGATATTGAATCTAAAAGAATTGATATGTTACAAAAGGCTGGTTTGTTAGAAAATAAAGAACTTGCAGAAGAAATGTTACAGATAGAAAAGAAACAAGAAGTTTTAATGGCAATTCTTCGTGATATCGCATCAGAATATCCTCAAGTTCGTGATGAGATTATGCGTAGACTTTCTGATATTGCTAAAAGGGATGAAGTGATCACAATTGTCCACGATGTTTGATGATTTTTTGGAGGCACTCAAAGATAATAATTTTGAAGAAAATCCAGTTGATGCAAAAACATTTGTTGAGTCTCCAGATTATTTAGGACAACCAGGATTATCTACAATTCAATATGATATTGTTGAGGCAATGAGTCAGATTTATCGTAAAGAAGATCTCCAGCATATTATGGGCGAAGAGGAAGGCGCAAAGTATTATGAAAAATACACAAAAAACGAAATTATCCTTCAACTTGGGAAGGGCAGTGGTAAGGACTTTACCTCTACTGTCGCTTGTGCTTATATTGTCTATAAGTTATTATGTCTCAAAGATCCTGCAAGATATTTCGGAAAACCAAGTGGAGATGCCATAGATTTAATAAATGTTGCTATTAACGCACAACAGGCTAAAAATGTTTTCTTTAAAGGTTTTAAATCTAAGATTGAAAGATCACCTTGGTTTGCTGGTAAGTATGAGGCAAAGGTAGACTCAATTAGTTTTGATAAATCAATTACAGTTTATTCTGGACATTCAGAGCGTGAGTCTCACGAAGGTTTAAATCTTTTACTTGCAGTTCTTGATGAGATCTCTGGTTTTGCTTCTGAAGTTGCAACAGGAAATGAACAGGGTAAGACTGCTGATAATATTTATAAAGCATTCCGTGGCTCTGTAGACTCTCGCTTTCCCGATCTTGGCAAGGTAGTTCTTCTTTCATTCCCACGCTATAATGGAGACTTTATTTCTGAGCGGTATGAAGCAGTAATTGCTGACAAAGAAATATTAACAAGAACACATAGATTTATTATTAATCCACTATTGCCAGAAGACGATAAGGACAATTGGTTTGAAATAACATGGGATGAAGATCATATTAAGTCATATAAGTACCCTGGAGTATTTGCATTAAAAAGACCTACTTGGGAAGTAAACCCTACCCGTAAAGTTGATGATTTTAAAATTGCTTTTATGACAGACCTTGGAGACGCTATGATGCGATTTGCCTGCGTACCCACATATGCGTCAGATGCATTTTTTAAACAAGCAGATAAAGTTCGTGCTTGTATGACAACTAGGAATCCCCTGGATCAATTCAGAAGATTTGAAGAAAACTTTAAGCCAGATCCAGAAAAAGTTTATTATGTGCATGCTGACCTTGCACAAAAACACGATAAGTGTGCGATAGCAATAGCGCATGTTGAGAAGTGGGTCAATGTACAAGTAATAAAAGATTATGAGCAAATATCCCCTATTGTAGTTGTTGATGCCGTAGCATGGTGGGAACCAAAGGTGGAAGGTCCAGTTAACCTATCTGAGGTTAAACAATGGATACAAAATCTACGCAGAATTGGATTTAATATAGGACTTGTTACCTTTGACCGTTGGCAATCATTCGATATTCAGAATGAGTTACAGGCGGTAGGCATGAGAACAGAAACAGTTTCTGTAGCCAAGAAGCATTATGAAGATATGGCTATGCTTGTATATGAACAAAGACTAGTTATGCCTGCTATCGAACTTTTATTTGAAGAATTGACCGAACTTAAAATTATGAAAAATGATAAGGTAGATCACCCCCGCAAAAAATCTAAGGACTTGGCTGATGCCGTATGCGGATCTATTTTTGGTGCTATATCCTACACACCGAGAGATCAAAACCTTGAAGTAGAGGTTCATACCTTTAGAGATAGGCCTAAAAGAGTTGACACATTGCCTGACAATGTGATACACTATAAACCTAGTCAAATAGAAGAAATTCAAGACTATTTGGATAGGCTAAAAACAATATAAATCAAATGAATAATAAAAGGAGAAAAATGAATTCATTTAAGAAGATCGCTCTTGCCGTGGTTGCAGCCATGACTATGAGCACACTCGTAGTGACACCTGCAAGTGCCAATACCGTTTCTGTAGACGTAACAACAGAAATTTCTGGCGCAGGTACTGCAGCCTCACCATTCACAGTTAAGGTTCCATCTGATAACGTAGTAA